TTGCGCCCTCGGGAGGAAGGGGCCTGATTCGTAGCAGGTCAGGCCGATCCCGCTTCCATCAATTGTGGGATCATCCAGCGCAGCGGATACCTCGAAAGCATCGCCTTATTCGCCGAGCGTCTCTGAATCCGCCTTAGGCTCGGGCAGCTGACGTTGATCGAGATTTTGCGACTCAACATACTCGCTATGCCAGCCGCCTCGCCCCTCTATGATGCCATATTCCAAAAAATGCAGCAGTGGACAGACCCTGGCTTCTCGCACATCAGCATTCATAGCAAGATAACCCTCGCCGTCGAACCCTGCACTCGGCCTACGGCCTTCTTTCCATCCATGATGCAGATAATGTTCTAGGGGGCTTCCCTGGAAAACCGCAACATCTGGGTACTGTCGAAGGTACCAAGACTCATCAAATCCGTATAACGTAGATTTTGCTTTATCAGTCCAATTTTCATCCATCGGTACGCTTCTTATTGTTCATGATCGATTACAGGCGTCTGCCTAGCGCTTCAGGGATGCAGATCGCAAGGGGCGGTGGCCTCACAATATGTGGCATTCCCCATCGATAGCTGATCGTTAGAACGGCGTCCCCTCGACCTTAAACCGGATCACCGTCTCGTCGCGCGTCAGCGGCCAGAGGTACTGATGCACGAGGTTGCAGGAGTAGACCGGCACGGCGCGGTACGAGGCGGGCCCGGGCTCGAAGTAGCTCGGCACGTCCTCGACGAAGGTGACCACGTGCTCGCCCAGGCCCCGCGGCGGACGCTCGTAGTCGACGTCGGCCAGCCACTTCCGATGCGTGGCCGAATCGTACATCACCCGGTCCACGTGCCCCCGGCAGTCCCGGGTGTAGCGGATGGTCTGCCGGATGATGAGCTTGCCGCCCGGCTTCACGACCGGCGTCACCACCTCCGTGTTGAGCACGTCCACCGGGATGTGCCGGTCGGCCGCCCACCAGCAGATCATCGCCGAGGGGATCAGGATCGCGGCGCAGATGACGCCGAGGGCGAAGAAGCCAAAGAAGCGCAGGTTCATCCCTTGCCGCCCCGCACGATCTGGAAAAGGTCGATTCCGTTCTTGGCCGCCGTGACGACCAGGTCGAACGCCGTCGCGGCGGTGACGAAGCACCAGGCCAGTACCTTCGCCGCGGTCCGCGAGGAGGTGACGAACTCCACGGCTCCGTCGAGGCTCTTGAGCTCGCGCGGGTTCTTCTCCGCGATCCAGGCCACGGTCTCGGGCCGCAGCTTCAGGATCGCCTCAAGCTGCTTCACATCCTCAGCGCTGACGGACGAGAACCACGCCTCCAGATGCGCGTGCATCTTGAAGGAGGGCTCCGGTGGTGCGCGCGGCGGTCGGTAGCCGCCTGTCGGTATGAAAGGCCCGAGGTCGCATTCTTCGTTGGGGTCCGGGAACATCGCCCGGACGCCCCGCTTCGGCTGCTCCCGATATTGGCCCTGGATGTCGAGCCATTCGGCAGCCGTGTACCGTCGTTCTTCGGGAGCCATTGCATCTCACAGGTCCGAGGCGCGGATCGGCGGCGGGCCGGGCTACTTCAAGCGCACCGCAGCGATCGCCGGCAGGAGGGTGTTCCCCTCGTTCGCATCGTCTTCGAGGTTCAGCTTGCGGAAGACGATCTTGGCCAGCCCCTCCGGGCCACCGGCCGCCTCCATGGCCTTCGCGGGGGCGGCGTCGATGCCGTACTGCACCGCCTTGGCGATGACGGCCGAGCCGACGTTCACCGACAGCTTGGCCTCCTTCACCGCGCCTGGGATGGCGTTGATGGCGAACTCGGTAGCGGCGTTGCCCAGCTGCTCGACGCGCCGCTGCGTCAGGAACAGGGCGGCCATCGGGTAGGTCCGGCGCAGGGCTGCGATGACGTAGGCGGCCACGGCCGGGATGACGATCGTCAGCAGGATCTCCCGCACCATCTCGATCCAGGGGGCGGCCGAGAGAGCGACGGTGGTGTCCTCGGCGGCGAAGGCCGGGGACAGCGACAGGACGCAGGCGAGCGCCAGCGCCGCGAGCAGGAGCATGCGGGTCATGGTGGATCTCAATGTCAGGGGTTGCGCGGCGGGCCCGGCCGGCTCGGGATTTGATCGCCATTTGATCGAAGCGCATTTTGCGCAGCCGGATCAGACGCTTGGTTCTTGATGGGGTTTTGATCGCTCACCAGTTTTCGAGGATGCTGATCAGCAGCGGGCGGATCAGAAAGCCGATGACGATGCCGGCGACGAGGGCTGATCCGATCGCCGGGCCGAGCGCAGCCAGGGCCAGCGCCAGGGCGGCCCCGGCGGCGAAGACGATGAGGGCGGGCATGGCGGTCCCCCTCAGCCGAACCAGGGGCGCATGAACCAAGACGCGAGGCGGGTACCCAAGCCGGGCTTGGCCGGGGCCGGAGCGGTGCTCGGACCGGGTAAAGCCGGCGCTGGAGCGGCCACGGAACCGCTGGCGCGCGGCGCGGGGGCAACGAGCGGGCCGGCAGGCGCAGCGGGCGCCGGCAGCGGCGACACGGCGACGGGCGGGACCGGCAGCGGCGCGGCCGTGGCCATGGCCAGCGCTTCCTTCAGCACGCCGTCGCAGCGTGCCGTCCAGCCCTTGCCGAACGTCGGCCAAGTCGAGAGCCGTCGGAGAAAGGTCATGCGGTCGGCCATGATGCGCTCGATCGTGGCATCGACCGGCCGATTCGCGACGTTGGCCAGGGTGATGGAGCCGATCACGCCATCGTCGGCCACGCCCACGGCACGCTGAAGCGCCATGGCGGCGCGCTTCGGCCCCGAGTTTACCGCGAAGTCGAAGACGGCATAGTCGAGCCCGGCCGGCAGTTCGTCGGCCCGGATCGCGGCCCAATAGTTCTTCCGGTAGATCGGTGCGACCGTGGCTCGGGTGAGCGCCTTCACATCCGCCTTGGTAGCCGTCCGGCCGAGCCAGGACGACAGGGTGCCGATGGTGACGCCGAGGTTCGTCGCGCCGCCCGGGTCCTTCGGGTGATCGACGTACCCGCCCTCGTGCTTGAGGACGAGCGGAAGCGCCCGCTCGAAGTTGGCTGCGGCCATGATGGTCTCCAGATTGTCGGAATGGAAAGAATCGCTCGGCAGAATGCCGGAGAGGATCAGCGCTGCCCCCTCAGGAGCCGGACGGATGTCGAACGAGACCCCTAGCAGCGCGGTGGCGGTGGTCCGGCGTGAGCGGCCAGCGTTGTCAGCAGACCAACTGTACGACCCCTACTTCCCCTCCCGGCCTGCAGGCGCGAGCCGGGTGCAAGCCACGGTGATCTCGGGATCATGGGGTAAAACCGATTGCCATCCGATAACATCAGAGGCTATGGGGCCGAACGAGCGTATTAGAGTTTCAGCAAACGGACTGATCATAGCGAATGTCGACGCCACTTCGGAAGCAAAACTACGTAGATGACCTACAGCCCTACGCTCGGCCGGACATTGAGGCCCCAGATAACTACGTACCCCCGCTGTCAGAAGACTGCGAAGTGGAAGCGCCCGTTTCGCAACCCATGCCTGTGACATGGGTGCGTGATCCATATGCTCCGCGGCTGACGCATCCTGGATTTTGAGGAGTCGTGTCAGGCTTGGGCCGGGTGGCGCTTCGTACGGCTGTGGCTTGACCGAGCTATTGGTCTAACGGAGGAGTTTGGGGTTCGATTTCTAGGGGACCTTATGATCACCATCGAAGAGGCGTTCGACAGTACCAGTCGGCTGTTCATTCGGGCGGATCAGCACGTCGAGCAAATCGGCATCGACACGCGAGCCTTCACGGATTCCGACCCCTATGAAATCATCCTTGAGCACGATGAAGATAGAGGAGACTATGTCCATAAGGCCCGCATTGTTCGCGCTCCGATAAGCGATTTCAGTGTGCTGCTCTACGAAGCCGTCAACGCCTTTCGATCCTGTCTCGACCATTCTATCTACGCGAGCACCCGAGTCCTGCTTGGCCGCGAGCCAGAGCGGCCAGACCTTTTGGAATTCCCTTTCGGGCGCGATGAAAAGGACGCTAGGAGAAAGATTAGGCCCAAATCGGAGGCTGACCCGGAAATCATTGAACTGGCGATGTCGTTCCGGCCCTACGTAGGTGGGGATGATCTTCTCTACTCCCTCGATAAAATGAGGAATATCAAAAGTCATCGCACTTTGATTGACTGTGCGCTTGATGTGAAGGGTCTTACCGTGATTGGCGGCACATTCGTTAGCGCCGGTCCCCATCCGGCTCTTTCCACCTTCCGACCATTCTGGGATCACTCCAAGAAGGAGCTGGTACTCTTCAGATCGGGCCAGCCGGTATCTGAGTACAATGTCGAAATCTCCACGCGAGTAGTATTCAGCCAGGCCTCCCCTTCGCCCGGAGAAGATATCTACAGGCGCCTCTATGCAATTATGCGCAAAGTTCAAGGCATCCTGGTGATCATTGAGGCTGAGACTGACCGTATTGTAAGATCTCGTCCGTTGGCGATCTAGCGTAAACATCTTGCGCCCCTAACCGGATGACCTAGTTGCAGGTTGCCTGTAGGTACTGGTCATGCACCTCGGTGCTGCCGTCCGTTGTGCCGCGATAGGCCTGGACGGTCACGCGGTAGGACCCGCCGATCTGGAGGTTGCGAGCGACCAGCCCGATCTCACCGCGCTTGCGCAGGGTGTTGGGCACGGCCACCTCGCCGCGGCTCGGACCGAACGCCAAGACGGCACCGGTCGCGAGATCGGTGAGCTTGAGCCTCGCCAGACACTGGATCGCCATGCTGCCGTTCTGGAAGAAGGCGAGGTCGGCCGTGGCGCTGAGCGTGCGCCCCGTGGCGACGAAGTCCGTCTGCAGGAAGTCTTCGTAGTCCCCCATGATCGTGAAGTTGGTGGGCGCGGCCTTGGCCGCCGAGAACGGGCCGGCATCGGCACGGTTCGGGTCCAGGATCTCGAAGACCAGCCCGCGCGTGGCGACCTGACGGACGCGGAGCAGGCCCCGATCCGCGCCTTTGGTGAGCACGCCCGGCGTGGCACCGACACCGAAGATGTCGCCGACGACGGAGGTGGGCAGGGCCGAGAACAGGAGGTGCTTGTCGTTGATCCAGCCGGTGCGCTGGAAGCGGATGCTGTCGCCGGGGATCGCATCGTCAAGCGCGAAGCCAGCGAAGCGGTTGATCGTGTCGGCCCCCGTCATCTGGCGAACGTGCTTGCCGACCCAGGCCAAGGGCTGACCCTTCAGGATGGTGGCCGTGTCGACGTTGAGGCCGTTGCCCTCGCGGTCCGGCTGATAGACCGGGCCCCGGTTCTGGTAGGGCTTGGCGAGACGGAACATGCGCCCGCCCGTGCTGCCGCCCATCGCCGTGGCGAGCTTCGCGTTCAGGTCGCTGATGACGCCGCTGTTGCTGAACTGGTTGTAGTTCTTGTCCGCCGTCAGCGTGATCGCGGCGCCGCCGTCGAACACGAGCGTGCCGCTCAAAGGCGCCGCGCTGAGATCGCCGAGCCGGGGGCCGAGACCGACGCCGGGGTCGGGCTCGCCGTCCTGCACCTCCACTGCATGGAAGCTGTAGGCCACGGCCGGATAGTCCGCCGCACCGCGCCGCACATCCGGGTTCGGGCCGAACAGCGCCTTGAACAGGGGGCCGTCGAACGCCACCGCCGAGGTCGGCCCCGCCACCGATCCGAGCGCAAGGCACGAGACGTTGCAGGTCGCGACCCAATCGACCGGCGAACAGCCTTCGAGCGAGACCCGGTAGCCGTAGCGGTTGGCCCGGTGGTTCTCCAGGAGCACGCCGGGGATAGTGTAGACGCAGCCGAGGTTGACGAACCCTGCGAGCGTGACGCCGCGCGCCGTGATGGTCGAGAGCTGGCCCGACCCCATGCTGGTGGCGTCGATGCAGGTGCCGTCGTCGTTCGTCGCGGTCAGCGAGCCGCCCTCGAACAGCGCGCTGGCGGGCTCGTTCCAGTTCGTGTTGTCGTGGCAGCCGAAGGCCGAGGTCGGGCTGAGTGCCGTGCAGGACAGGAACGTCTGTCGGTTGCCGGCATGGTGTCCGACGCCGATGGCGGTGGTGTTGGCCCAAGTCGTGGCGCCCCGGTGGATGAAGACGCAGCGCAGGAAGTCCTGGACCGCCCGCTCGCGCGAGTTGCCGCTTTCCAGATGGCCCGGGTAGCGGATGTTCCGCCCCTCGAACCAGAGGTCGCTGAAGCGCCCGCTGGTCTTCAGGTTGAGGATCTGGATCTGAAACTGGTTCGCCTGGTTGTCCGGGAACAGCCCGAGCAGCTTGTTGGCCTCGGCCCCGCCGACGCCCGCGATGTTGACGAAGTTTGCCGGGTCGATCGACGCCGTGGGCGTGCAGGCCTGCACGTCGCCCCCGCGCACGAACACGGTGTTAGGCTCGTCGGCCGAGGCGGCGAAGCGCACCGCGTCGACTGCTGCCCGGACGCGCAGGAAGTCGGTCGAGCCGTCCGCCGCCACCGTGACGTTGTCGCGGTAGGTCGGGCGGTGCTGCATGCGCGAGCGCACCGCTTCCTCGTAGCGCTGGACCTGGGCCGAGGCCGTGGTCGTGCCTGGCGTCGAGACGATATCCATGCGGATCTGGCGCAGGGCGACGATCTTGATGGCCGGCACGGCCACCGAGCCCTCGGCCACGCCGAGATAGTAGGTCAGCGTCTTGGCGCCGAAAGCGATCGTGACATCACCCGCAGCCTCGTAGACGCCGGCCGAGACGCGCCTGAGGGTGAAGATCCCGCCAGCGCCCTGCGACCCGTCGAGGTAGTCGATCGTCACGCCGTAGGTGTAGAGGATCGTCGTGGCCTCGATGTCCGAGGAGGCCTGAAACACGAAGCGCGGGTGGACGACGGTCCCGACGTCGAGGCCGGTCAGCGGCAGTTCCGTCGCCACGACCGTGCCCTTGCCGCTGGACCCGGCCGGGATGCGAAAGCCGCGCCCCTGGAACGCAGCCGCGGCGCCGTTGGCCAGCGACAGGTAGAAGTTGGTCGAGACGCTGATCAGTTCGCCCACGGCCATCGGCAGGGGCGCCAGCCGAGTGTCGAGCACGTCGGTGGTGCCGGTCGCGTCGGAGACGAACCACTCGGTCGAGATCAGGGCCATCGTGACATCGGCCGCGACCGGCGCCGTCGTGCTGCCGACCAACCCGATGAGATTGATCTGGGTCTCGGTGCCCGTCAGGACCACGCTGCCCTCGAGGCAGAGGGTATCGAGGGCGATCGCGTAGGCGCGCACCGTCACCGGGTTGGCCGAGCCATCGCCGACGAACACCAGCGTTCCGTTGCCGGCCGCGTCCTTGACCGCGTTCAGGATGTCGATGGAGGTGCGGAAGGTGCCGACGAAGGTCGCCGGACGCCCGGCCCGCAGGACGGCTTCGCCAGGCTTGAGCACACAGCGCGCGCGAACCTGCGTGTTCCGCCCCGTCTGTCCGGCCGGGATGCGGAAGCCGCCGCTCTCCTCCGTTGCCCCGACCGTCGAGAACCCGTCGAAGAACTGGGCTCCGTTTGAGATCGCGGTGAAGGGGCGGTTAGCCAGCGTGAACTTCGGGGCCGCGAGCGTGCGCGCCGTGGTCTCGCCCGCCTTGGCGCGAATGATTTCCTGCGTGATGGTGCCTGCCGCAGCCTCGAGCGTATTTCGAAGTGCAGTAAGATCGGCACTGCTTGCGCCGCCAGGGGCGCCGGTCCCGACCGTGGCGACCCTGAGCCCTTTGCGTCCCTTGATCACCTGGGGGGCGCCCGGGCCGACGATCACGATCGACGAGGCCGCGCCGGTCGGATCGGGACTGGCGGCGATGTCGACCTTCGCCCAGACGTCGCTGCGCAGGGAGATCAGGAGGCCGTCGATGTTCGGGGTCGTCGGCTGGGCCCCGGGCGCCGTTGCCGACGTCGTCACCGAGAGGACTGAGCCACCGAGCGGAGTGCGCTGGCCGGTGCCCTCGGCAAGGCGTGCGAACTCGATCTGAAGCGCCATCTCAGGCTCCCTTGGCGATGCTGGCGAGGATGCGGCCGTAGGCGACCATTTCCCGGGCGCCGGGGTGGTTCTTCTTGCCGGCGACGCAGAGGGTGCTGCGTGCGAGGCCGAGGGGGCCGAGGCTGTCGGGATTGCAGATCAGCCCGGCCGGCACGTAGGCGACGCCGCCGGTCTCATCGTTGACGCACTCGGCGGCGCGAACCTTATCGTTGTTCGAGTCCCACCAGTCCGACAGGTCGGCGATCTGCCCAACCTGCGGGGTGAGCGGGATCATCATGTCGATGACCTCGCCGCCGAACCCGCGAAGCTGCCGGAACAGCGAGACGCACTGAAGCTCCAGGGCCGGGTTGCCGATCGCGTTCATGCCCGGATTGGTCAGGAACAGGTCGGCGCCCGTGGCCTGGTAGGCGGCCAGCATCTCGGGCGAGTTGCAGCCCGGCGCGACCTGCCCCGCATCTGATCCGCCGACGGCGAGGTTCTTGATGATGACGGTCGAGTTCGAACAGGCCTCGATAGCGGCCTTCAGGTGCCAGATCCATCCGATGTGCATGTGGATCGGGCCATCGCCGTCGCCGTGATCGTAGCGCGGCAGGCTGTCGATGAAGTCCTGCCCGACCCCGTTCCCGGCCAGATAGATGTTCGGGTTGTCCCGACTGGGTCCATTCGCGACGGTCCACTGCGCCTGCGTCTGGCCACCCTGCGCCTGGATACTGTCGCCGACCTGGCAGATCGTGATCGTCTCGCCCGCGCGCATCTTTCGGAGCAGGTTCGGGAGGCGTGCGCGCATCTCCCTGTTCCAGGCCAGGAACTCACCCTCGGCGCCGACACGCACTCCGTCGCGGTGTTCGTACATGGGCACGAGGTCGATGCCGTTCGCAGCCGTCACGTAGACGTTGTAGAGGTGGACCATCCCAGGCGGGACGCTGGGTAGGTACTCGGCAACGTCCTTGCCGCGCTCCGACCCGGCGGTGTTGCCGAGTTCGCCGGTCTGAGGGTTCATCCAGAGGGCGTCGTAGCGGGTCTGGTCGGCCGTATAGGTGACGCGGCAGACGACGTTCCCGGAGCCGGCGTTGGGATTAAAAATGTCCCCGGCCGCATAATCGACGACGTAGTCCGTGCCCTCGGTACGCGGCGCCCCGTCGCTGTTGCGGACCACGCTGACGTTGCGCACGTACTCGTGGCCGAGGGCAAGGCGCCCGGCCTGGATCGGCAGTGTCATCGTGCGGGTGACGGTGCCGGGCCGGCCAAAGCTGACCAGTTGCACACGCTGCGCGTTGGTGGGGTCCGCCAAGATCACCGATGAGCGACCGTGATCGAGCCGCAGTTCCGGGATCAGCGCGGACAAGCCGGGCCAATGAAGCTTCTGCTGACCGACTGCCGAGACACGCTCGATCAGAGGCCCGTCAAGATTGCTGTCGGGTGCGCCGACGCTTTCCCCGATCTCATAGGCGATGGGAGAGTTCTGAACGCCGTTCCAGTTGCTGCCGACCCGCACCCACCCGTAATCGCGCGGCGAAGATCCGGCGACGGGCTCGCCCTGCGCGATGCCGAAGGACGACGGGCTGCCGTTGGCCAGGAAGGCGTAGACCACGAAGACATAGGCGCTGCCCGCGGTCAGCGTGCCGAGCCCGGGCGTCAGGAAGGTCGCGCGCTGGACGCGGGTCGGATGCGCGGGGTCCTCTAGCACGTCGGCGGCGGCATAGTCCGTCAGCGGGTAGACCAGGGCGCCCGATCCCGGCGGGGAACTGTCCACGGCAGACGCGGCGACCTGGTAGACCTGCAACTGGAAGCGCGTGATGGCGGGTGCTGCGCCGAGCCCCTGGAGAAAGGTGGTCAGGGAGGCCGCGTCCGGGATGTCGCGCGCCGGTGCAAAGACCGGGGCCCAGGCCTCGAACGTGCCGTCGCGGACGTAGAAGCCGCCGTTTTCCCGGCGGGGGCGCGTGAAGGCCGGGCGGATGCGGCGGCCCTGCGCAGCGGCGAGGGTCGAAAGGCCGGTGTCGACTGCCTTGGCGCGGATGATCTCGGCAGCCAGACCCGCTTCGACCTCCGTCAGGTGCAGATTGCCGTTCGAGTCCAGCGTGAAGCCGTGCGCCAGTAGGGTCGCGAGCACCGCCGGCGCGCTGGCCCCGCCGCCTTCCGTCGCCAGCGCGAGAACGCGCGCGATGAAGATACCGAGGCTCTGCCGGCGCAGGGTCTGCTGCCCGCCGATCTGCGCATGGACGATCACCTCCACGGCCGGATTGGAATCGTCCAGCGGCAGGTTGATCGTGCGGATGCCGTTCTCGGCCATGGGCGGTTCCCAGCACTGGAGAGGGCACCGGAGGGCACCCGCGTCGGATCGAAGGGTTCAGGAGGGCCCGGAGGCCGAGGCGTCAGACGACGGTGACGTTCACCGGGCCGCGCGGGATCGAGGCGTTGGGCGGCGCATCATCATCGAGCGCCACGACGAAGACGCTGTACGGGCCGGGGTCGAGGTCGAGGTCGAGCGAGAGGCCGACGTTCGGCCCGCTGGCGATGGGATCGCCGTAGGGCGCCGCGGTCGAGAACGCCGCCGAGGTGCCGGTCGCCACGTAGACCTGCGAGGCTGCGTTGTCGGCGCTGGCGCTGCTCGTCCAAGACGCCCGGGCGCCGCCGGCCTGCGCGGTGATCGTCAGCCCCTCGGGGGCGACCGGGCCGATGGGGTCGGTCGCGGCCACCACGTGAGTCATCAGGGCCGTGAGTTCGCCGAGCGTGCCGAGCGCCGAGATCCCGCGCGCCTGGAACTCGATCTGGTTGCCCTTGGCGTAGCCGGGCAGGAGCACGGCGCCGCTGCCGGCGTCCGCCGTGGTAGTCGTCCAGGCCGTCGCGCCGAGAAGACGGTGCCGGACGGCATAGGAGACCACCGTGACGGTGCCGGAGGGGTTCGGCTGGAGCGACACGACGACGGGATAGGGCACGGCGTCGGTAGCGGCCGCCGCAGCCTCGCGGCCCGAAGCCACGCCGGTGACGATCGGGGCCACGGGGGCGTCGGTGTTGGCCTGCGCCTCTGCGCCGGCGCGCCCGGACCAGGGCGGTGGCGCCTCGGCGTCGACCATCTGCTCGATCTGCGGGGCGTGATCCACCAGCGTCAGCCGGGCGGTGAAGTTCTCCATCGCCTCGACGCCCTTCACGGTGCAGGCGAAGGATTCCAACGAGGCCGGGCCGAAGAACGCGAGGTTTTCGACCTCGGGCAGATCCCCGGTGCCGGTCAGGCTGAAGGCGTGGGTCTCGCCGTAGCCTGTAACGGTGCGCAGGAGGCTCGCCCCGTCGGCGCGCCGGAAGCGGCAGGCGTAGGCCTGGCCGGACACAAAGGTCACGGCCTCGTCGAGGTAGACTAGCCCATCACGGACGCCCGTGACCCGGGCCGCGACCATCGTCCGGTCGAGGACGTCGTGGCTCAGCTGCGCCCGGTCCCCGCGCGTGACGACCAGCGCCTCGAAGTCCTGATTTGCCGTGTAGGTGTCGGGCCGGTGGATGAGCTCGTACTGCCGGCGGCGCGTCTCCCGCCAGACCATGTCCGGGTTCGTGTGCCCCGGCAGGTCCAGCTTCTCGACCACCTTCGGATCGCCCGAGAAGCCCGGAAACGGCACGATGCGGTCCGCCTTGGCGTAGCCGTTCGTCTCGTCGAGGAACGAGACCCGGAAGGCGTCGGGGAACTTCGAAAACGCCCGCTCGCCCTGGAAGCCCCAGGAGTTGCGCGGGCTGATATGCGCCGTGACGGTATCGATGATCCGGTCGATGACCACGCCCCAGCGCTCGCCGGTGTCGTGCGGGCTGGCGCGGCCGGCGGCTGCGATGTCCGAGATGACGTCGAGGACGGACGCCTCGTAGTCGTGGACCCGGTTGTAGGTCAGCCCCTTGGCGACACAGAACGCGTGCCAGTCCGCCAAGTCGGCGACCTCGTCCAGACCGAACGGGTAGCGCATGGCCGGGCCGGTCAGCACGTGCCGGAACAGCGAGGCCGGGTTCTGGGTCTCGCGCGTGATCCAGGCCTGCGAGACCGCATCCCAATCCGGGCAGATGCAGAACAGGTCTGCGTTGAGCTCGTCCAGCGTGCCGTTCAGCTGCCCAGAGGCGCGGATGCGGACTGCGGCGAGCGCCAGTGGCTGATCGAAGTTGATGATGTACTCGGGTCGGAACGAGCGCATGGCCGACCAGGAAGACCGCGAGATGCGCTGCGTCGATGCCTTCGACTGGTCGTCGGGCTGGTCGCCCGTGGTCCGGGTGACCTCGATCTCGTAGCGGCCGCGCGTCGGGAAGCTCAAAGGGAAGGTGCGGGTCAGCGGCTTGCCGCTGTTCTTGTTCGTGACCGAGACCGTGGTGGTGGTCCAGTCGTCGGTGCCGGCGCGCCGGTAGCGGATCTGGTGATCCACCGTCACGTTGACCGTGCCGCCGTCCTTCTTGAAGCCGCCGAGGCCGCCGGGGAATGTGATGTCGATGGAGGCACTGGCGGCGTCGGGCGCGGTGAAGCGCGACTGTGGGCCGCCGGTGGGTCCAGAGTTCTTGATCTCGATCGAGAGCGACACCTCCACGACCTGCCGCGGATAGAGGGCTAGGCGCTCGTCGCCCGGGCGGCCCTCGCGCAGTTCCATCTGCACGTCCTTGAACCGCTCGATCGGCGTCTCGCCGATGCGGACGTTGCGGATCGCCAGGGGGCCGTACCCGAAGCAGAACGCAGCCGTGACATACCGGTCGTCGCCGATGGCCTCGGTGAAGGGCAGCGCGGCGTAGACCGGGGCGTAGCGGTGGAAGCCCAGGATGGACGGCACGACACCGTCCGGGGTCGCCTGGTTGCGCAGGCCCTGGATGGCGTAGGTCGGGGCGTCCTGGCCCTTGTTGCGGACCGGGATCAGCGCGTTGATGAGGAGCGTGCCGGCGATGAGGGCCGAGCCGGTGATGGCCGCCGACAGCGCCGAGGTGAGGCCGCCCGTGACCGACCCACCGATGCCGAGGAGTGAACCGGCCAGCGCGGGCGCGTAGAACTGCCCGAGGGCGAGCGCGCCAACCGTCACCGCGATGGTGAGCACGTTGCGCAGGATGTCGTCGCCGGGGACCACACGGATGACGATCTGCGTGCCGGCCTTGGGCCGCACGGCGTGCCAGAGGCCCGGCAGGATGACGTGCTCGCCGACGAAGACCCGCAGGCGCTCGCGAACCGCGCCGGCCGCCTGCGGCAGCACCCGCGCGATGATCTCGGCGATGGTCGAGCCCGGCAGCGCCCGCGCCTCGATGCGCCCAAAGGTCGGGTCGAGATGCGGCAGCGCCAGGACGGCGATGTCAGAGACCAAGGGGGCGCTCCATCAGGTCCGCATGCCGGTAGATGCCGGCCAGCCGGTGCGCCCAGCGCCCGGAGCGATAGTCTACGATGGCGCTTTCCTGATCGTGGGTGATGTGGAGCATGCGCCCGCGCCCGCAGATGAGCCCGACGTGGGTGTCCATGCCTGCGCGCCGGAAGATCGCCACGTCGAGGTTGCGCTCCTGACCCGGCAGCACGAGGTTCCACGGCCACGCGCTCGTCGCGCCGTCGATGATGGCCGCGATCTCCGCACGCTCGGACGAGGTGGCGAAGGCCTCAGCGTAGGTCGGCAGCGTGATGCCGGCGATTTCGCGATAGAGCAGCACGCCGAGGCCCCAGCAGGAGACGCCCTCGCGGGTGTCGCCTTTCTCGCGCCAGGGCAGGCCGATGTAGGGGACGGACCAGTGCGTCATGCCGCGAACAGCCCCGGGAATCGGCTCACCGTCATCCGTCCGGCCGGCCAGGGCTCGGCGGTCAGCGGCTCGGCCGAGATATCGAGCGAGACCTGCGCGGCATCGTAGGAGCCCCGGACGCTACGCAGGTTCGTGTAGCGGGCCTCGACGATGTCCGGGCTCCCGGCCAGCACCACGACATAGTCGACGCTGGCGTAGGTCCCGGGCGTGATGGACCGGATGGCCTTGGCCATGTCCGCATCCACGTTCTCGAAGGCCAGGGTGGTCTTCGGCGGGCTGTCCTTTTCGTCGTCGGGAAGGACCGTGCCCATCAGAACGAAGTCGTAGACCTGTCCCTGGTGGCGGGTGCCGTACTTCAGCGGGTCCGCCGAGATGCGCTCGGTCGGGTCGCTGGACAGGTAGGCCGGGGCCGACAGGCTTGGATGCCGGACGGTGACCAGCACCACCGGGATCTGGTCCGTCTGTTCGGCGTTCGCCGAGGCCCGGACCGTGAGGGAGACGAGGCGTCCCATCAGGGCATCACCATAAGGGGGAAGGCGGCGGTGTAGGTCATCCCGCGGTTGCGGGTCGTGAAGACCGGCGGCCCCTCGCCGATCATGACCAGCCACCAAGCGCTGATGAGCAGGGGCTGCCCGGCGTCGTCGAGCAGTTGCAGCCCGTCATCCGTCAGCATGGCGAGCCCATCCTTGGTCTGGTCCTGGATGAGGAACGGCAGCGCCCCTCTAGCGATCTCCTCGATCCAGAAGCGCTCGAGACGTGCTTTCTGGTCGGGGTCGACCTTGAAGGCGACGGCGAGAGGCTTCGGCGCCGAAGAGAACCGGAGACGAGACTTGCCCATCCCGGTCTCGGTCGAGGTCCGAAGGCGTCCGTCGGCCAGGGTCTCGCTGAAGCTATCGGCGAGCACCCGTTGCGGGAGGTCGGCAGGCCAAGTGGGGATCACGTGGATGCGAGCCTGCGCTGGTTGAGGGCCGCCTGACCCTGCGGGCTGCGGATGCCCTTGGCGGTCACCTCAGCGAAGGTGACCTCGGGCCGCCGGCCGCCTTTCTGGTCATCCACCATGCGCGTCTGGGCGACGTAGCCGGGTGGGCTGACGACGTTCAGAGCGAGCACTGGCGCCGGCTGATTGAAGTTGGCGGCCGCAACAGGCTGGAAGCGCGGGCCGCGCAACTCGACCGGGATGGCCCGGCCGCGCGACAGGGGCACCGCCGCCTCCGGTCCGGCCTCGCCGAAGATCGACGGGCCGTCGCTGACGCCACCCTCGGCGAACTTCGGCAGGGTGGCCGAACCGAACAGGCTGGCGAGCCCGGAGAGGAAGCCGCCACCACCATCCTTTCCGCCGCCGCCGGAGAACAGCCCGGAGATGATCCGATCCGATGCGGTGCTGAGGAGCTTGTCCGCCAAGCGGTTGGTGATGTTGCCCAGCAGCGTCGCGGCGCTCACGCCCTGGCGCAGGTCCGACAGCATGCCGCTGAAGACGCCGCTGGCGAGGTCCCGCGTTTGCCGGAGGTTGTCGTTCAGCCGCAGCGCGCCAGCCTCAGCCGAGTCCATGCCGAGGCCAGTGCCGCGCAGGCGAGAGGCGACGCCCTGCTCCTGCGAGGTCCGGTCGATCTGCGAGCGGTCGAACAGGATGTCCCGGCCGATCCGGCTGTTCTCGAGGCCGGCCTGCGCCTTCCCGTAGTCGTTGGCCGTCTCGATGAGGACCTTGCGCTGAGCCTCCAATTCCGGCGTGAGCTGAGAGGCCGAGGCCTTAATCAGGTCCTGCGCAGTCGCGAACGTACGCCCCAGGGCGCCGCCGCGCTGCAGATCGTCGTTCAGCAATTCTTGGATCTTCTGCCTGCGCGCCTCCGCCTCGGTGGTCTGGTCGGTAAGAGTGATCTGCGTGCGGAGGCCGGCCACTTCGCGTTCCGAAGCCCGGACGGCGGGGGCGTTCTTGTTGATGACGCGGTCGGCATAGTCGATGACGCTGCCAACCGTCCGGCCGCCGCCTACGATGGTCGGGTTCGCCTTAGCCGCATCTGCACCGAGGACCGACACGGCGCTTGCGCTACGATCGGCGCGCAACAGGTCGGCAGCGCCCTGAGCGCCCGCGAAGTGCGAGAGGTAGAGGTTTCGGTCCGTTGTCGCGAGACCCGCTTTTTCAAGCGCTCGCGCGTTCTGCTCAGTGAATACGCGCAACAGCTCGACGCTGTCCCCGCGATCCGTCCGACGAGCCAGGATCTCGTCGCGCGACATGCCGGCGGCACGCTCAGGGAAGCGCTCCTTGAATAGGCCGAGCCACGTGCGCTCGATGAACTGGCCGAGGCCTGTCGCCGTCGAGAGCGGGTTCTTCGCATCTGTCTTGCCGCCACTCTCCACGCCAATAGCGCGCTCCATGTAGGAGTTGACGTTCTGCGAGCGTGACGCGCGGGACTCGGTCTCCTTCTTCATGGTGCTGATGTCGGTCTCGAGGACCTTCGTCAGCCCCTCGCGCTCAGCGATGACGCGCAGCGCCACCTCACGCGCTGCGACTATGGATTGGAGCTCTCGCGGGTCCAGGTTCGGGTCAGCAAGACGGTCATTGAAAGGCTTGGCGATGCTCTTGCGCGTGGCCGCCGGGTCGATGCTGCGCCTGCGAAGCTCCTCCTCATATTGGAAGCGGCGTTCCGCGATCTGCCGCTCAACTGGATTGGCATCCTCAGTGGCCAAACGGCTACGAAGGCCTGACTGCCGCGCAGCTGCTGCGATGGCCGGGTCGCCGAACTTCTCGATGTCCTCGCGCATGTTGTGCGCCGCGACGCTCAGGCGCTCAAACGCCGTCTGCGTCTGTGCGAGCAGTATGGGGTCGAGGCCGAAGCGGATCGGGTCCGAGATGTTTTTGCGCAGCCTCTCCACGCGGCTCTGCATCTGGTCGAACGCGGCGCCGGCCGGGTCCAACTGTCGAACGATATCGCCGATCTCGCGGGAGTTCTGAGCAGCGGAAGCCTGTGTCGCCCGGCGAGAGCGCTCATCCTGCTGGCGCAGAAGGGCGTCCAGGGCCGCGCGGTCCTTGACGGGATCCTGCCCAAACAGGCCGCCCGCCACCCGGCCGATGCCGCTCTGCTGCAACGCCTCGGATTCCGCGAGAACCTTGCGGGCCGCGGCGATGCGGTCCTCGAGGCTGCCACCGGTGACCACCCGGTCGATGTGCTGCCCAAGGCGATCCCAGGCGTCGCCGATAGAGCCCGTCACCGTCTCGGTTACGCGGCCCCAGGCGCTCGTCGTCTCCGAAGCCTTGGTCAGGCTGCCCGCATAGGCGTCGAAGAGGATGCGCTGCGCACCGAGCCGGTCGCCCTGCTCCTGCAAGCGACGGATCGTCTGCGCTGTGCGGTCGTCGAGGAAGCCTAGGCGCTCATTAAGGAGGTCCGCGCCCTTCGTCGGGTCCGCGAAGGCTTTGGCGAGTTCCTGCGAGGCCTCCGGCGCATCCTGGCCGGTCGTCTTCGCGTAGTCCTTGAGGCTGCCGACGAGCTTAGCGACCATGTCGCCGCCGATGCGTCCGGTCGAGGCCAGTTCGGCGCCGGCCTCACGGGCGGCCCGGGTGCCGATGCCCGTCGCGTCCGCTGCGGCTCGTGCGTAGGTGTTGATTTGCTCGGCCGTGACGCCAGACGCCCGGCCCACGCCAGACAACATGCGCTCGGTCTCGCGCATCGAGTTCTGGTAGGACAGCAGGGCAGCGGCGCCGACGCCGGCCGCCAAGGTGACAGCGCCGAACGCCGCGCCGCCGACGCCGATGCGGGTGAACAGCCGCCCGACCGCCTCGGTGGCCTGCGTCGCGGCACCCTTGATCGATGCGCCGCCTGAACCGGCGAACACCTGCGCGATCTGCGGCCCCTGTTGGAGCGCGATCATGCTCAGGGGGCTGCCGCTGCCGAGCTGAGCAACGATGTCGCCGCCCTGGTAGAGGAGGTTCTGAGCCTGATCCTGACGCAGGCGCCCGTTCTCGTTGGCTGACGCCACCGCAGGCGTCACCCCGATTGAGCCGAGCCGCTGGCTTGCCGCTAGGTTGGCCGCACGGGTGCTGGCCTGCGACTGGATGGCCGCCAGTTGGGCGCTGCCCTGGGCCTGGAGGGCCTGAAAGCCGGCAGCCATGCTCTTCTGCGCGTTGCCGACGCGGCGCGCGGCATCCTCCGCAGCCACGGCCTGCGACTCGAACACGCTGGCCGAGGCGCGCGCGGCGCCGGCCGCCGGCGGGCTGATGCCGAGCAGGTTGTTGATGTTCGCCTGCGCCCGCGACTGCGCTTCAGCCTCACGCGCAGCCTGCGCCATCTTCTGGTAGCGCGCGGTCTGGCGGTCGACGGCAACGCCGGAGGCATCCGCTGCGGCGGCGACGCCCTGGAAGGCGGCCTGCCCAGACTGAGCGACGCTATCGAGTTCGCGCCGGATCTCCGGCCCACCCTCGACACCGAGGCGGATCGCGATGTTAGTCGGCATTCTCGCTCTCCTCTCGGTAGGCCTTCACGATGACGGCTTCGACGGACGGCAGCACGTCGGCGAGGAGCGCGGTGCGCGCGCCCATGGCGTCGGCGAGGAGCAGGACGGCGGTGAAGTCGAGGGCGTAGGGCGAACCCATGCCAGCGCGGACCTGGCCGCCGCAGCGCTCAAGCACGGCCCAGGTCACCAGACCTTCGTCGGTCTGGGCTTCATGCGTCAGGTATGGGCACTCGGGGCACTGCTCTCCGCAGGCGTCGCAGTAGCTGGCGCCGCCTCCGAAGTGCCAACGGGCAAGCTCGATGAGACGTTTTGTTCCGCACCCCGCTCCAGGGCGGGGGAGACGTATCGGGCGTCGATCTCGTCGTAGGCGCCCCAGTGATTGAGGAGGGCGTCGATGTTCTCGGGAGTCACCGGCGCCGGCTTGCCCTCGCCGTCCCCCACACCCTCCCACTCCACGATCCCGCGCTGCGCGAGCTCGCGGACCAAGGCGACGTTGGCGCGCACGCCGACGTCCGCCTGATCCTCGCCTCGGTAGACCTTGCCCACGGCTTCGCGGGCGATCAGCATCGATGCGACGGTGATGGGCCGGAACCGGATCCGGACGCCGGGCAGCAGGTCGACCCAATACGGCCCGAGGTCGAGGGAGAGCTTCAGCACGGTTCCGACCTCAGTAGCTGGTGACGTTGTTGGTCAGGGTCACGGTGACCGTCTTGCCGAGGGTCATGTCCTTGGCGGCCTGCCAGGGGAACGTGGCCTGCACGCCGTTCGGGCCGGTGACCGGCGTCTTGGCGCGCGGCAGGTAGACGGCGTGCGCCTTGAAGATGAGGGAGCGGCCGGCATCCGTGACCCAGCCGAAGGTGAGTTCCACGGGGGTGCCGGCGGTGGCCTGGTCGAGCAGCGCGGTGTCGCGGAAGCGCACCGAGATGTTGCCCGACATCATGACCATGCCGGGGTCAGCGTCCTCGATGCGCCCGTCGCCCCGGATGGTCTCCACCTTGTCGAGGTTGTTCGAATAGGTGAAGTCGGCCGAGACGACGGAGCCGAGGTCGACGCCGTCGCGGGTGATCTTGCCCTGGAACGGCGAGAAGCGCTCGACGGAGGCCTCGGCCGGGGTGCCGGCGCCCGTGGCCGTGAGCTTTTTCTCGCCCTGTGCGATGAGGCCGAGCGTGGCGGTGAGCAGGCCGGAGCGCTGCATCTGCACGCGCATCGTGTTGCCGCGGACGCCGTAGTTCTGGCCGTAGCTCGGGACCTCCGGCAGGCCGACCTCGACGGTGCAAGACGGCAGCGTGATGGCGCCCGAGGTGAAGACGTGGATGTTGCCGCCGGCGTCCAGGGTGGTGGTCGGCGCGCCCATGAACAGCTTCAGCCAGTTGCCGAAGTTGCGCAGGTCGATCGGCACGACCACGTCGCCGTCGTTGTTGATGACGTCCTTGGTGGGCGGCAGCGACTCGCGACCGTAGCCCAGGAGGTCGGACTGGATCAGACCCTGCTCCTCGCCGAGGTTCGACGAGACGAAGGGCAGCTTCCGGTAACCCGTCGTCGGCGGGGTGCCGTAGGTCGTCTCGAAGGCAGCCGCCATGATGGCGTTCGCGCCGCGTGCTCGGGCCATGGTGGTCTCCTCGGGTGGGGTCAGTTCAGGGGATCGGTCGTGCCGTAGACGGCGACGATGTTGACGAGGGCATAGCGCGAGGCGGCGGCGCCTTCGGTGGTCAGGCCCTCGGTCTGGGCAGCATGCAACATGAGGTAGTCGCAGAGGCCGCCGAGCGTCCGGTTCGCCGCCACGGCCGCGCCGATCACCATGAGCATGGTGTCGAGGCGGACCTCGGCGGGGAGCGCGCTGCTCTTGTTCGCCGCGACCTCGACCGGGATCTGGTGCTCATAGATCCAGGTCGTCGGGTTCAGCGTGACCTCGGGCTCGCCCGGATCGCCGTCGTCCACGTTGACGTAGCCGCCGACGGGGATGGTCTTCTGCTTCTCTTCGTTCCGGTAGTGCGTCGCCTTGGGCAGCGCGTCCTTCACGAGGGCCGCGACAGCCTGGATCACCCGTTCACGTGTGCTCGGCATCGGGCCATCCGGTCAGTTGCAGATCACGCGGATGGTGACGGCGGTGGAAGGCGCAGGCTCGAAAGGCCCGGCGGTCAGAAGCAGCGTGCCGCGGGAGCGCTTCGCCGCGACCGTGGCCCCGGTGAGGGTCTGCGAGATGACCCCTCCGACCACCATCTGGTCGCCCGACCACGTGGGGATGATGTCGACGTCCGGGGTGGTGGTGCACGCCACCCACGTGAAGGTCGCGACCGGCGCCGTTGTGCTGGCGGTGGACGTGGCCGTGTAGCGCTCGACACGCTTTGGGGCGCCGGCCGCGCCGGCTACGCCTTGGGGGCCTTGGGCACCCGTGGCGCCTTGGGGCCCGGTCTGGCCGGTGGCGCCGACTGCGCCGGCCGGCCCTTGCGCTCCTGTCGCCCCCGCGGGGCCTTGGGCGCCGGTTGCTCCGGTGGGGCCAGCAGGTCCTGCAGGTCCAACGCTGCCCGTGTTGCCTGTGAGGCCGATGGGCCCAGCCGGGCCAGATGCCCCAGCAGCACCCGCATCGCCTTTCGGACCTTGGGGGCCGGTTGCGCCTGCATCACCCTTCGCTCCCGTCAGCCCTTGCGCACCGGCCGGGCCGGTCGCTCCTACAGCACCCTGAGGCCCTGCCGGGCCAGCGACTCCGGTATCCCCCTTCGGACCAGCCGCGCCGTTCGCGCCTGCCGGTCCTGCGACGCCCTGAAGTCCGCGCTCGCCAGCAGGACCGGCCGGGCCCACAGGTCCAGCCACGCCATCTGCGCCTCGAGCGCCAGGAGCGCCGTCTGGGCCACGAAGTCCTGTTGCGCCTGCAGGACCCGCAGGCCCTGCTGCGCCAGCCGGTCCCGTGTTTCCTTGTGGTCCTGGGTCACCCTGTTTCCCTTCGGTGCCCTGCGGCCCCGTAGGACCAACGGGGCCGGCAGGCCCTTGTTCACCCTGCACTCCCGTTGGCCCCATCGGCCCCATGCCTGGAGAAGCCTCGTCCTCCGCGCGTGCGGGCGTGATGGCCAGTGCGAGGCACAGCAGGAGTGCTACGGCGCGCATCAGCTTCCGCCCCCGCCGTAACCGAGCCGGAAGGCGCAGTGCGTGGCGCCCGGGTCCGCCAGGGCCATGATGGAAACGTAACGGATCGAGCCGGACATCGGGTTGGCCGAGCTGCTCAGGATGCGCCCGGACCGGGCCATGAAGTACGTGTCCTCGAACTCGTTCACGACCCCGGTGGGCGAAGTGACGATCTGCACGTTCGGGATCGTCTTCCCGCCCATTGTGACCGGCTGCGTGGCGGCCGGCATGGAAGCGGTCACCGTCGAGATCACAATATCGACGGAGCAGGGATTGATGCCGCGATAGGCCTTGGCGCCTGCAGGCTGCACGATGGCATAGGTCTGCGGCGTAGTGCTGACCGGCAAAGCGAAAGCTTTACCGAGACGCTGAAACGGCACGGTGGCTATCCCACCGCCGGGACCAAACACTTGATTGCCGTCGGCGTCGTAGACCGCGACCGGCTGCAGCGTCACGCTGGTGGGAACGCCCGGGGCGATAGCCGGCGGCGGCTCGGCGCGGGCTGGCCCGGCCAAGAGGATGAGGCCCCAAAATGCCAGGGCGACGCGCGAAGCCATGAAAGCCTCCCTGCCTCAGAGCGTCCATTTCGCGGCGATGGCGCTGGGAACCCGCTCGGCCCACTGTTTGGCGGTCGCCTCAACGTCCAGGCGCTTGCGCAGCTTGGCCTGCCGGACGAGCACGAAGATCACGACGAACTTCCGCCCCGAGGTCGGCCCGGCCTCCTGAATGGCCCGGAACGACTTGCGCCCCTGGTAGCGGGCGGCCTGGCGCCGGTAGAACGCATCCGCCACCAGCACGCCGCCCGATTTCGAGGGCACGAAGCGCAGCTTCACGCCCGTTTCGCGCTCCCAGGCCGCTGGCGTCAGCCCGTTGTTCGTCGAGCCCTTCGTCCGGCGCTTCGAGATCTGCCGAACGCCCGCATCCGGGGTCGGGATCGCGAGATATTTGCCCGTTTTCGTCGTGATGGTGACGCCGCGATCGAAAGCGTCGATCAGCTTGGCCGCATTCGAGTAGAGGTAGGCCGAGGCCTCGGTGCTGTCGCCCGTCTTCGGGAATGTCAGGCCCCGCCAGGTGTTGGAGAGGCGTTTTCCGAGGCCTGCGGCCACGACATCGTCGCGCAGATCCTGTTTCAGGCCCTCGGTGACGTCCCGCATGCCGGCGGTGACCGATTTCGCGACCTGAACCTCCGTCCCGGAGAGCAGCGCGCGCACATCCGGGACCTGCGCGGAGAATTTCATGGGTCGTCGGGGTCGTCGGGAGCCAGAAGCGCGACTTCGCAGGTTCGGACGAGCTTCCGGGCGTCGATTCCCGCCAACCCGATGACCTTGATCGTCTCCCGGATGGCGCCCTCGTCGTCCAGAACGTCCACGACGTCGCCCTCGGCCGGCTCGGCGACCTCGGAGAGGCGGATGTCGAGCAGCATGGCGCTCAGATCGAACTGATTGCCCTGCAGCCCGACGATCCCCTCGGGCGATCGGTAACGGATGCGCACGGGCAGGCCCTCTTCGGCCCCGCCCGCACGCCAGATTGCGTCGCTGCCCAGGTTCAGGTCTTCGAACTGGGCGTCGACCATGGCCTGGAAGGCGTTCACGGCTTGCGCAGCACCGCGATCAGGTCGGCCTTGGTCTTGGCCCTGCTGGTGTCGAGGCCGCGCTCCTTGGCCAGCGCCTCCAGTTCTGCGTTGGTCTTGGCGTCGAGGTCGTCGGCGGGCGGGTCGGGCTCGGGACCCTTCTCGCCGGAGATCGCCCTGCCGTCATCGGCGTCGTTGACCACATCGTGGGTGCCGGCCTGAAGCGCGGTCTGCGCCTCGTCCCAGCCGAGGGTGACGACCTCGCCGTCCTTCTTGCCCTTCTCGCGCAACCGCATGGTCGCCTCCGTCAGTTCGAGGTGGTGCCGCGCACGAGGAGCGCGGGGCGCTTCACGAGCGGGAGCGGGTTCGACTCGGTGTGGATGTCCATGCCCTTGCCGAACTTCTTCGGCTCGAGCGGGGCCACGAACACCTCGGCGTCGGCGCCGGCGGGCGCCTGGTTCACGCTTCCCCAGAAGTCCGGGGGCGCCCAGTAGTTCGTGAAGGTGTCGGTCGTACCGAGCGGGATGAACCGCACGTCGCCGGCCGGGATGAAGCGCTGCGGCACGCTGGTGGTCCCGTCCTCCTGCAGGAAGGACGCGCTGCCGCGGTACTCCTCGAAGGTGATGCCGCCGAACTGGAAGCCCTTGCGGACGTCCTCGCGCAGGATCTGGGGGCCAGACTGGTAGTACTTGAAGGCCTCCTTGACGCTGGCGTGCGTGGTGAACTTGCGGAACCACTCCGGGGAGCAGAGCGCATGAACGGTCGTCATCGTCTCGCCGAGGAGGTTGTCTTCCATGTACCCGGAGACGTCCTGGCACTTGCCAAGCACATCCGTCCCAGGCGTGCCGAGGAGGAAGTCCACGACCTGCTCGGTGACGCCGAACTCCGTGAAGAGGTTGAGCAGCACGCTGCCATCGGAATCGCGGATGATGCCCTTCACGGCCCCCATGCGCAGGTTCTCGAGGGTGATGGCGTGCTTGCGCCGCATCGTGATCAGCTTCCGGTTAAGGAAGCCGAGCACGGTCTCCAGGCCGGCGGCCCCGCCAGAAGTGAGCGCCAGCATGTTCTGCACGTCCGTGGCGAGGACGCTGTCCTCGTGCGGGATGTGCGGAACGGAGAAGGCCTTCGGCTTCTGCCTGCCGCGGGTGCCGAGCGTCGCCGGGCCACCCCGCGGGCGGGTCGGCAGCAGGTTGAGCACGCCGTTCTCGATGAACACGGTGACGGTCGTGGTCGGGATCGGCTCGGGCGTGAACAGGCCGAGCGCGTTGATCCGCCCGTAGGCGTTCGGCACCATCGAGATGTTGCCGGTCAGTGCGGACGCCGCGAAGGCGTCCTGATTGAAGATGTCGAGGATCTCGGGCATCGGTTCAGGCTCCTTCGCGGACGATGATGCCCACCGCCTTCAGCTGGCCGTTGGCCGCTGCGCGCTTCGTCGCATCGTTGATGGTGGATCCGTAGGTGAGGCCGTTGTGGCTCACGAGGGCGTGCCGCGAGACGATCACGGCCCGCTGGTCGGCGCTGGTGGCGTCGACGGAGGTGAACAGGACCGCCACGGCGGTCTGCGAACCGTCGGCGCCGGTGGCCGCAGCCGGAACGTACTTGCCGGTGGCGGTCACCAGGGCGAGGACGGTGCCGGTCTTCAGCTTGCCGGAGCCGGAGGCGATGATGGCGGTGTCGCGGCTGCGGTAGCTGCCGTCCTCCATCTTCAACCAGTCGGAGCCGACCTGAGCGGTTTCGAGCAGGGCCATGATCAGGCGTCCTTCTTCATGCCGGCCCGCTTGAGCTCGCGCTCCATGCTGCTGGCGGATGCGGATGCGCCGGCGTTGCCGAGCGCGGCGGGAACGTGAGAAGAGATCGAGGTCTTCTCCTCACCAGCGACGAGCTTGTCGAAGAGGGCGGCGCGGACATCCGCGACCGTCTTGCCGTCGGCCAGCATCGTGGTGGCTAGGTCCTCGGGGATGCTGCTGTCCTTGCGACGGGCGAGCGTCACGAGGTTTTTGGCCTCGCCCGCAGCCGCGATCCGGGTCTTGGCGTCGTCCACGCTGACGCCCTCGGCCAGGAGGGTGGCGGCCATGCCGGGCACGCCGCCGTCGACGCAGAGCTTGGCGATCTGCGCGGCATCGGCGCGGGCGATCGCCGCGGTGTCGGTGCGCTGGCCCTCGGCCACGAGTGAGACGATCCGGGCGTCGAGGTCCTTCACCTGAGAGGCGGAGACGTCGAAGTCGCGCTGCTCGTCGTCGGTCATCGAGCGGCCGCGCGCGGCGGTCGCCAGTTCGTTCATGCGGTCGGATGCCTTCGCGCGGTCGCGCCGAAGGCCAGCGAGATCGCCGGGCATTCACTTCTCCAGGGATGAGAGGATGGGTGGTGGCGCGGAGCGCCGGGTCCAGGCCTTCGCCGTGGATGGGGTTCGGCTACCGTTGGGCAGCCCGAGCGACCCGCTCGTTCGCGGCCGTCTGGGCCAGCTCGCGGAAGCTGCGGTCGTAGGATTGAACACGGTCGGCCATGCCGGCGGCGACCGCGGCCGCGCCGACCTTCACACCACCCGCGCCGAAGTCGGTGCGGACGCGCGCCGGGGTCGTCTTACGACCGCGGGCGACGTCGGCCACGAACTGGTCCTCAATACCGTCAAGGAGGGAGCGGATCTCGGCCGCGCCTTCCTCGGTCTGCGGGTCCGGGCGCTTGTTCGGGGCGCTGGACGAGACGATCTCGATCGACATGTTTCCCGAGGCGTCGGGCTCGACTTGCTTCGGGATGGCTGCCACGACGCCGATCGAGCCGACGACGCCGGTCTTCTCGGTGACGAGTTCGCCTGCGGCCGAGGCCAGCCAGTAGGCGGCAGAGGCGCAGGTGCCGCTGACATGAGCGAGCACGCGCTTCCGGCCCCGCATGGCGTAGATCTGATCGGCGAGCGCGTTGATGCCGGTGGGCGATCCACCGGGTGAATCCACCATGAGCAGGATGGCGCCGACGTCCGCGCTGTCCCGTGCAAGCTGCAGGTCTCGGGCGAGCATGGCGGCCGAGCAGCCGGTGCCGGACATTTCGGTCATCAGGTTGGCGCGCGGGAAGATCGGGCCAACGATGGGCACGATGGCGACGCCCTCTCGGGTCAGCATGGCGTAGCGCGCGCCGTCCAGGCGCTGCGCAGTCGGGCCGGCGGCGGCTTGCAGGTCGAGGCGGAACCAGTCTTCGCCCTCAGCAGAGCGCCGCCCGGCGCGGCCGTCGCGGTCGAGGCTGGCGAGGCTGGCCATGAAGTGCAGGTAGTCGGGTCGGATCGCCCACGGCTCGGCCGTCAGGGCGCGGAGCGCGCTGGTCATTGCTGCCCTTCGGGTGGTGTCGCGGGGTTCGGCTCGGACGGGGCCTCAGGCTGCGTAGTCGGAGCCTTCGCCTTCTGGCGGCCGTCGCTGGAGTAGACGAGGCCCAGAGCGTCGGCCCGATCGTTGTCCGCTCGCTGTTCGGCGTCGAGCGTCTCGGCGTCGTAGCCACCCTCGGCGACCTTACGCGTGCGGGTGGAGAGGCCCGACTGGATCTCGAGGATCTTGCCTTCGACGTCCTGCACCGGGTGGATGTACGGCCATGACGGCGGGATCCAGTTCACCGCGTAGGCGTCCTGCCGGGTCATTCCCTCGGGCAGCTTCAGGGCACCGGAGAGCAGGGCGAGGTCGACCCAGCGTCGGAACACCGGACGGCAGAACTGGAAGACGACGAGGTGGAATTGCCACATCTCGATGGAACGGCGGAAGCTGTTGAGCGCCGCGCGCAGGGTGCGGTCGTTGCCCTGGGCGTAGTCCCCGCTCAGCTCCTCGTAGAGGACACCGGCCGCGACCGCGACGCCGCGTAGCGACTGGCGTACGAACATGTCGAAGTTCGGCCCGACGTCCTTTGGGTCGCTGAAGGTGACCTCCTCTCCCTCGGCCAGCACTTGGAGGGTGGCTGGCTCAAGGTCGAGGACAGCGCCTCCGTCATCCTCCGCCGGATCGGTCCCAAGCACGCCGCTGCCTGGGCCGGAATCGAGATCGTCCTGGATCTTCTTCGTGATGAAGCCGAGGAAACGCGCGGCGTTCTTCTTCCGAACGAGCTCCGCGTCGAGGTAGCCGTCGAGGTCGTAGAGCGTGCGCAGCGCTCGGGCCAACCAGGGCTCGCCGCGGTCCTGCCCGGGGCGCATCGCGCGGTAGAGGTGACAGACGTCGGTGGCCGGCACCAACGCCTCCTCGATACCAGCCGGTGTCAGGATGCCGTCGCCCGGATGCTCCCGGTAGAGGTAATACCCGGTGCGCCGCCCGATGGCGTTGTACTGGATGCCCTGCCGAATGTTGTTCGCAGCATCGGTCTTGAGATGAGGGCAGTGATCGCCTTCGAGAAGCTGAAGCTGCAACGGAACGGTCAGGCCGTCCTCGGGGCGGCGCGTACGCAGACGGGTGAAGGTCTCGCCGCCCTCGACCATGCCGCGCACGGCCAGAGCCTGCAGGCCGTAATAGTCGTGGGCGCCGATGGCGTCGGCCTCGTCTGTCCAGGCCAAGTGCAGCCGCTGAAGCTCGGCGCGGAACGCCGCATCCTCCTTCTTCCGTTGGGCGGCGGCTTCCTCGGACAGCCCCTCGACGGAACGCGCCGCGATTGAGCGGGGCGCGATGCCGGTGCCGATGATGTTCGAGACGAGCTTGTCGACGACTGCGCCGGCGTAAGGATTCTTGCGGGTCTGGTCCCGCGACTTCCGGCGCAACTCGTCGAGCGCGTACGTAATCGCGGTGTTCGGGCCATAGCTGCCGACACGCCAAGTACGTGAGCGGCGGCCGGAGCCGTTGGCGACATCGTAGGGTCCGGTCTCAGCTGCCGCGGCGCCGAACCCGGTGCCGCCACTGAGATCCATGGCCATCGGCTGGATCGGGCCGCCCCCCTTCAGGCTGATGCGGACGTCGCGATATGCGTTCACGCTACCATCCGCTGCGGCTGGTCACGACGACCTGACGGGTTCGCCGAATCGGTGCGGCCGCGATCGTTGCCGCGAGAGCGTTGATGCGGCCGACGAGATCCGACCGAGCGGCCCGCATCTCGGCGTAGGACCGGTACGTTGCACGCCCGATGCCGTCGCCACCCTCGATGGTGAGGATGCCGCTGGCCATATGCTGATCCAGCTTGGCCAGCTGCACCCGCATCTTCGCGAGATCGAGTTCCGGGGTCGTGGCCATGGTCACCTCGTCCGGCTTCGGACCTTGCTGCGGCGGCTGCCGGCGCGCTGAAGATTGCGGGCGGCGAGCGATCCCGCCGCGACCGTCGCCTCCGGCACGCCCTCATCCAGGGCGATGGCCGGGCGGGTGCGCTCGATGCCCAGAGCACCCTCGATGTCGCGCCAGTGGACCTCACGCCAGCGGTCCCAGCCGCGCATGGCAGCGAGCCCACGGGCATAGTTCGCGCAGTCCAGCACCTCGTTGCGCCGTCCGCCGATCGGAACCCACTCGCGCCGGGTTCGGCCCCGCTTCACGGCAGTGACCAGCTCCTCGGCGGTCAGCTGCTTGACCTGATCCTCGGTGACGTCGTCCGGGAGGTGGACGAAGCCGGCTGGGAAGGGCTTGCCCTCGGGCGGGCGGTGGAGCGCCAGGCACCCCATGAGTTCCTGCTTGGCGAACGAAGCGCCGATTCGAATCGTCTTCAGGCCGCGGCGCAGCTTCTTGCCTGCCGGGGTCGCGTCCTTGGCGCCCACGCCGAGGAATGCCGCCGCGTAGCTGTCCTGGCCGTCGACCGCGTGAACGGCGCGCCCGGCCTGGGTCCGGACGAAGGCGTAGACCTCGGCGGTGAAGCCGCTGGAATCCACGCCCCAATCGCGAACGCGCATGTCGGCGCCGCTCTCGTGCTCCCATGTCTCGTCGAACATGGCCTCGAGGTCTTTCCAGACCTGGGCCCGAACCGTGTCACCGGGGAGCACCCGGTGCTCGACCAGCCAACGCTCCCGGTTGCGCCCGAAGGCCCAGACGCTCGCCTCGAGGCGGTCTTTCTGGACGTCGACGCCGCCGAAGAGGATGAGGCCGCTTGCCGGCACGGTGCCGCTGCGATACCGATCCTTCCGCGCGTAGACGTCCTGCCACTCCGGCGCGTCGGCCCCCTCTTTCCATGTCCGCGCCAGCTGGGTGTTGAAGAACGTCCTCAACGCCTCCGGACCTCGTCTCAGCGCGCGGGCGAACTTCGCCACCGTCTCGCGGATGGTCTGCTTCGGGGCGTAGAGCTTGGACGCCTGGAAGCCCGCATGGTCGTTCGGCACCGCCTCCGCGCCGCAGTGGATGCACAGGGCCAGGGCGACGCCGTGCGCCTCTGGCGCCCAGCGTTCCGGAGTCTGATTTTCGCCGCAGCAGGTAAACGGCCGGGTCTGGCGCCACTCCACCTTGCGCAGCGCGACGAGCCGCTGGGGCTCCGTCATCGGGTGCTCGCAGGCCACGCATTCGTAGCGCGCGGTCTCGGGCCGGATCTTGCCGGCCTCATCCTTGTCGAAGCGAACCTGCTCCCATTCGAGCGGGTGCCAGCCGTGGCAGCCCTGGCACTCGACGAAGGCCTTTCGCTGGTCGCTCTCCTCGTAGGAGGCCTCGATGGCGCTGCGGCCTGCGATCGTCGGGGAGCAGGCCCGCACCGAAAGGCTGTTCGCCTTGAACTCGGCCTGCCGCTCCTCGGCGAGGTCGATGGGCGAGCCTTCACCGCCGGCCGAGAGCGGGTATTTGTCGATCTCGTCGCAGCAGAGCAGCCGGATCGGCCGCATCGCGAGGTTGGTCGGGCTGTTCGAGCCCACGAGGGTGATGTGCCCGCCGGGGAACTGCTTGTGCGTCAGCGTAGCGCCGGCGTCCCGGGACTTCAGGTCGCCGAAGATGTCCCGAAGGGCCTTCGAGTCCCGGATCATCGGGGCCAGCCGGTCCTTCGAGAACGTCTCGGCTGCGTCGTCCTTCGGCTGCACCACGAGGATGGGGCACGGGTCGATGTGGATGAACCGCCCGAGGATGTTCTCGATGACGGTCGTCTTCAGCAGCTGCGTGCAGGCCATCAGGGTGATGGTGGCCACCCCCGGCTCCGTCGCCGCCAGCATCGGGCCGCGGGCGACCTCGACCCGGGAGGTGACGAAGCGTCCTCCGTTCGAGGATTCCTTGCTGAGGCGCCGGAACTCCTCTGCCCACTCGACCACGTTGAAGTCTCGGGTCGGGGTCATCCCCTTCCGCCAGGACCGGAGCAGGCTCCCCGTGTCAGCCGAAGTCGGCTTCAGGATCGCCGAGCTCGGAGAGGTGCTGTTTGACATAGGCGTTCAGGATCGCCGTCAGCGCGCGGGGGTCGACCTTCAACTCATCGGCCATCGGGATGGCGACCCGGGCGGGCCAGGACAGCCACGCGTCGCGGACATCGCGCGCCTGGTCGAAGAACAGTTTCTCGGCGGCCTCGCGGTCGACCAGCTTGCCCTCGTTCTTCTCGACCTCCTGCTTGCGCTGCAGGCCGAGGAAGTTCTCCTTCCGGCGGATGGCCAGCGGGAGGGGCAGGTTCGTCGGGTCGAGGCCCGCCCCGTCGTCCTCACCCTCGACCGGCACCGCGCCGGGCCTGGGCATCGCCTCGCTGATCGTCTGCCAGGTGTCCGGCTTCGGCTTGGCGGGCGCCTTTGGCTCTGGCGCTGGCCTGTTACCCGGTACGGCTCGTACCGGGCGATGGGTAACACCGCCCCGATAGTTCGCCGGGCGCTGGTCGAGGGCCCATTCGGTGGCCTCGACGTCGATCCGGCCAGCCTCGTCGGTGACGAGAATACCCTTTTGCTTCCAGCCAGTTACCGTCTTCCGGGACACTCCGCGACGGCGGGCGAAGTCGGCTTGGCTTAGGAATTTAGCCCCGGTCGTTTCGGCCATAGGCGCTGTTACCTGTTACCCTGTTACCGGGTTTTGGGGCCCTGGCGCTAGGAACATTGGGGGCCCCGACCACCCGTATAGGGTTCGAAGGCCTAGGGTCCCTGCCGGTCAGCTGATCAAAACAAAATCTGGATCGATAAGTAGGATGTCGACATCTGGACTCAGACCGAAGATAGCCGAGCCCCTTACCTGACAGCGTAGGATACCTGATGCGAGCGACTGTATGGATCTCCGGATGTTTTGCCGCCCTTACCCCAGTCTCGGTTTTCTCACTGGACGCGACGAACCCTCCGGTGCGCGGCGGGCCAATCACTCTTGAGACGTTGACGATTACGCAGCCCGGCTCGACCGGCGACGCTTCGCTGCTAAGCGTCAAGCGAGGAGACGGCGCAACGGAAACCCTACGGGCTCTTGCGGACGGTGTGGCGGCTAAGGCCGACAAAGCGGACTTGGGCAGTAGCATCCCAGGGGTTGCGTGGAGGCCCTTTCAAACCCGGATACTCATCACGAAAGATCACCAGCCGGGCGAGGCGCAAGGGCTTCTTGATGTTCAGGTCAACACCCGTCCGGGTACGATCAATGGCGGCAGCGGTGTGGGAAACGGTGTCTCGGTGACGTCCCGAGTGCTTGCTGGAACGAAGTACGGGCACTTCAGCTTTGTCGCACTCACCGAAAATTACTCTGAGATGAAACCCGGCGATCCGTTCTTCGGCCACACCGGGGCGTCGCTTTACATAAATCAGAACAAAATCAACAGCGCACCAGGTTGGGGCTATGCGGCCGAGGTGAAGGAGACGCACGGCCTGTCAAACCCGATGCACGGGTCACTGGCGGGCGAGAACGCCATTATCGCAACAGGTACAGACGTTCACAGGAAGCGAGCAGGCCTTTTTATTCCGCTCAACATTCTGCCTGGCAACGAGAAGACCCCAACTGAGGCTGCGCAGGGTTGGTACGTTAAAACTGCCCCAAACGCCCGCTTCTACGACGGTGGTCTCTTCGAAGGCGACTACGGCAATGTCATTAATGCAAGCAGTGTCAACGCTCGCTCTTTCATCGTTGGGACGGGTAAGTTCTCATCACCTGTTATCGACCTCCATGCCGTTCAGGCGGCAGGTAATGGCGCGGCGATCGCGCTGAACGCGACCCACTCCTTGCAATGGCAAACGGCAGAAGGCGTGAGCTTGGGAGGCATAGGGTATGATACGTCAGTACCTGCGGCTCAGACGATTCAAATCACAGGTGTGCGCGTGCAAGAAGCACCGGGAGGAGAAATGGAAGCAGTCATCAACATCAACGGCAAGCGTTACGGTATCCGCCTACGTCCGCTTCCTTAGATTAGCTTCCGATCGGCTCCGCTCAGAATTGCAGATCATGTTGCGCGAATGAAGCCCACAAGCGGGTGGATCTGCTGAACTCCTGCGGGATCGTCCGGTACAAGGCGGTGGCGATGTGAAGGGAGGGACTTTGGCCCCGAACCTTTGCCTGATCGCTTTGCAATGCAAAGTGCGGCTTATGCAGCCGAAGAGGTATATAGCGCGGCGATTATATAGGACTGTGCTAGCGTCGCATTCAGCTCCGCATCTGCTGCCAAGCTGATCAGGGCCACCCTATGCGTCTAGAGCGAACCAAGAATGGCGACTGGATGATTGATCCAGAGCAACTCCACTCCAGGCTCATGATCAATCCTGGCGTCATGCGCCAAAAAATGCGCCTAGGGCTCGTGACTAGCCGCATCGAACGAGGCTCCGATAAGGATCTCGGCTCATCCCGGGTGACGATACGTGTCGCCGGGTCATCCTGGGAGGGCATCTTCGATGATGCCGGAGCCCTGATTAGCGAGAAGATGCTGTAACCCCGCGCGAGCGATCTCGCGTTCGAGGCACGGGCCTCCATCGTGGAGAAGCGATCTGACCCGTCTTTGCCAAGGGCTGACCGGCGCGCACGTACTGACGCGGGCGCCGTTCAGACTGTGGCTTCTAGAGTGCATGGGCGGACTGCCTGAACGGGTAGGTCTGCGAGGAGCAACCCTATGTTCAAGACACTCACGCTCGGTGCTGGCCTGTTGGCTGCCGGTTTGTTCATGGCACCGGCACCGTCGTCAGCAGCACCGCTCGGTGCTGTGACGATGCCTGAAGCCACGAGCACAGTAGAGAACGTCCAGTACGGCTACGGCGGATATGGTGGCGGTGGATACGGGCGCCGCGGTTATGGCGGTGGATACGGACGTCGTGGCTACGGTGGCGGTCGTCACTTCGGACCGCGCTTTGGTGGCCGTGAGTTCGGCTTCGGTCGGGGACGCGGTCATGGTTATGGACACGACCGTGGATACGGCCGGCGCAGCTACTACTAGAACATAGAGGCGTCCCTCAAGTTTGAGGGGCGCCATCAATGGTATCAAGAGATACGCTGGCTCAAGCAGTGCCCTCTTGGGGTACAACTTACTGAACCAGCCTTCAAAGTGGAGAGGCGGTTTCACCCGTCTCCGTAGAGGCTTAACCTCAATCCCGCTAGGGGAGAGTACAGCGCCTACAGGGTCACTGAACAACTACAATACTCGGTCGACATGCGCAACGCCTTTGAGCCGTTCAGAGCGTCGTTATTGACATCCTGCAGATTTGGCTATTGCGGCGAGTGCCCTATCAGGGCACCTTTCTGACCTGTGGCGTCGGGGAGCAGGGCACCGGGTATGGCTGACGATCACAGCTCCGAGCAGGAGCAGTTCTTCGCCCTGGAGGCAGCCGAGCAGGTCGAGTTCGACGGCGAAGGCCCCTTCATGTTCCCCCTGTGCGAAGCTAAAGCCGGCATTCTCATGGGGGAGGATGTGGGAATCCTGATCCTGAAAACCGTCGAAGGTGATCGCTTTGGCGTGCCGCTGGGGCACGAGGCGCTGTCGACCCTCTACCAAGTACTGGGCGAAGCGCTGCGTGGGCTGAAGCCTGCTGATGAGATCATACAGTGACCCCCGGGCTCGACGACGCGAAAGTCGCGCGCGTCCACTGCGTCATTCCCTATCCCGAACTCATAGGCATCTGAAATGGCGGATCAGAAGCCCTACCAGCCGTCAGAGGCTGAGGATCTGTTCCCCGAGCCGGAGAAAGGCGACTTTCTCGCACCGATGGCCATGCCATCCCCCGGACTGATGATGGGTGAGAGCATGGCCATCATCGTTTTTACGACCGTCGAGGATCAGCGCATTGGCGTTCCAATGAGCCACCAGGCCCTATCCGACCTGCATCAAACGGTTGGAGAAGCCCTCCGCATGCTCCAGGCCCCTGAGGGTGGATCGGTGCAGTGACAGGAGGCCCGCTCGGCTATCCATTGAATGAGTGGGCGTCCCTGTTGAACGAATCGAAGGGCGTCTTCAACTGGCCGGACTGGCAAACGCCGCGCGTCTTTGTCGAGGGCAAACGGGCCGCTGCCAAGGCTGGACGATCAAGGTTCGTCTCGCACGAGACTGAGCGGTGCCGCCTGCACGTTCAGCTAATGGACAAGTCCGGCGCTTCCATAGAAGGGGCCGAGGTCTGCCTCATGATGTGGCGCTACCGTCCCATGGAGGATATGTCAGCCATCCTAAGCGTCGCTTACGAGGGAAAATCGGTCTGCATCTGCCGGGTCGACGTCCGCCCTGCGGCACCTCATATCAACAAGCACTGGCGGCGCTTCGGCGGCCCCTCGGAGATCAACGGATCGCACGTCCATCAATTTTCCGATAACGCCACGCTGGGCCGGAAAGCGTTCGATCCTTTCGGCAATCTCCCGCAAGCCGTGCCACTGCACACCGAGCCGGACCATTTGCGGGATTTCTTGCAAGTCGTAGAGCGCGCGTTCAATGTCGATGGGCTAACGACCCTTCACCCACCGCCAACCCAGGAGAGCCTATTATGACTTCGCTTCTCGGGTTGGCCGTCAACCCGACCATTGTGACGCCGAGGAGCATCAGCGCCATCGCTGACGAGGTTGCTCGTTCGCTTGCATATTCGCGAGAGTCGGCCGAGGCACCTGCTATCGTTACGCCGCTGCTCTATCCAGGCGGCTCAAGGGTTGTTCTCACCTTGCGGGAAGATAGCGGCAGCTTCTTCGTGACAGATGGCGGGCATGGCGCGCGCGAGGCCGACATGATGGGCGGTTCCCGCGTTTTTCAGCGTGTCGCTCGCGACCTCGCAGAGGCCAACGACATCCGCTTCGACAGCGACCTCATTTTCGACATCGAGGTTCCTCGCGATGCGCTGCTGACGGCGGCCATCGTGGTGGCAAACGCCTCAAAGACCGCCGTCGAGACCACAGCGCTCCGACTGGCGAACCGCAAAATTGAAGGGCGGCTGGACGAGCTGCTTGTGCGGTTTGACCGCCAGTTCGGCGTTGAGAAAGTGATTCGCGCGCCGAGCATTCGGGGCGCCACCGAAGAGTGGGAGGTCGATGCAATGATCATCACCTCTGGACGCTCGGCGCTCGTTGATCTTGTTGCTGCCAATGCAAATTCGGCAAACTCAGTCCTTGCTAAGTACTTTGATATCAGTCGACTTCCAGAAGATGAGGGCTTCCGTAGGTTCGCGGTTTTGCTTGATCGCGAAAAAACCCCGAACCTGAGTGTGCTCGGCGCAACCTCTCGCTTGGTAGAATACGATCAGGCGGTTCAGGCCATAGCCGCCTGATCTATCGGGCGCCTAGAACGGCAGCGCATCCTCCACCCCTGGCGGGACATTCTCGAAGCTGCCAGGGTGGCGCGCCCTCGCGATGGACGTTCCGAAGGCAAGCGGGGATCACGTGAAGCTCACCCTATACATCGCCGGCGCGCTGCACATCGCGTTCGGCATTTTCTTCTTCCTCGCGTCATCCGGTGCACCCGCAACGGAAGGCGGCGTCTACTTGGGGCCAGCGCTTGGCGGCACGATCGGTGGGTTCGTGATGCTCGCCCTTGGCCGTGCCATCCAGCTGCTAAAGCGGATCGAGCGGAGCGTTCGCCAACCGGTGTCGGACGAGACGCAGTCCAACCGCCTCTCGTAGCTCCCTAGAACGGTAGAGCATCCTCGATACCCGGCGAGACAGGTCCATAGACCGCCAGGGTGTTGGGCTCGCTCGTGCCGGAAAATCGGCAGCTGGCATCCGCCTGCCACTATCTACTTTTGGCTTACGGCCCATGCGGTTATTGGCTGAACACTAATTTGGCCATTGTGGCACCATCTCACCGACATCCACCGATAAGTTCTATCGTCGCCAAATTTTAACTCTACCCTTGGCGGCATCTTATCTGGAAGCTTTGAAGCGACTTTCACTAGTGTTTTGCTGCTAATTTCGCCGACAACTTCGCAGTCAAGTATATTTCGCCCCACCCTTAGCTTTGATGCGTGTGAGCGAACGGACGAAGGCGGCTTTTTGTTTTTACCGACATGAAGGGTGAATCGCTTAAATCTTGAAGGAACCCAAGCAAACATGTTGTATACCAAATATCAGATTTGTCTAAGATAGCATCCAAGGCCTTACATGTCGGAGCATTAATACTTCTTTTCTTGCATCCCAACTGTACGAATTGTGATGAGGGTGGTGCCACATGGCGTTTCCCAAGAGGCCCACTCCTGAGAACGGTGCCTCCGACCTCCCTCGTTCGGAATGGTGCGAGGCGCTTCGCTGATCGCGTCGCCTACAGCATCTGCACATCGGCCATCCCCATCTCAACCGGCGAGGGACGCCCGAACAGGCTGACGGCGACCCGCAGACGGTCGTTCGGCAGGATCGCTTCGACCACGGCTGGGAAGCTCGCGAATGGGCCCTCCCGCACGACGACGCTCTGACCGACCTTGATGCCGACTGGCTCGACGATCTCGCCGCGTGCCAGGACGTCGACGAACTGCTGCAAGCCCTCGGCGTCGAGGCGGGCCGGCTTGAGGACGGGACCCGCGATGTTGCCCTCCGTGCTGGCGTCCTCGACCGGGTAGCAGACGAGATCGGCGACGCCGGGAGCAGCCTTGGCTTCGTCGAGGTGGTCGGCATCAGCGACACCGATGAAGACGATGCGGAGGAGCATGGCTGTCCGGCGGATCACGCGGCGGCCGCGGCGCACGACCACCTCCGAGGTGCGGGGCTGATAGGTGACGACCTGGGCGGCCTGGAGGGCCTGGAGGGCCCGCTCGCCCATCCGTGGCTTCGTCCGGGCAATGTACCAGAGCAGGCTCGGATCGATCGTCAGGGAGGCCACGCCGCAGACCGGGTCCGCAGCGCTCTTGGCACTTGTAGCGACGTTCGGCGAGGCATTGGCACTCAGGCCGGCTGGAAGCCCCCGACGCTCCGACCTGCGCTGTTCCCGACGCTGCCTCCGCTCTCTATCGCGTTGACGCTTGCCCTTGGCTCGGCTGCTCATCGGTGATCCTCGGCTGGCGACTGGATGAGGGTGGAGGGCAGGGTCACGGCACGAAGGCCAGCAGCTCGTCGTCGAACATCAGCGAGACGTCGCCGATCTTGCCAGTCTCGTGGAATTTGACCTTCCGGATGCCGACGTTGGCGATGCGGTCGTGCGGCGAGGCGCGGTGAATCACGACGCCGATCTCGGCCTTGTTGGCCCATGTGGCGCCGTCGGCGATGTCGTAGAGGGACATCGGCTCGCCGGCCTTGACCGAGAGGCCGGCCGCCTTCGTGGGATGAGCCACGACGATCGTGCAGACGTCGTAGGAGTGGGCGAAGCGCTTCAGCAGGCGGATGGCCCGATTGGTGTAGTCGGCCACGTTCTCGCCAGGCCGGCGTTTGTGCTCGACCTCGTTCCAGGGATCGAGGAGCAGCATCGAGATGCCCTCGCGCACCACGGCGTCGGCTGCCCTATCAATGACCCACTGCACGTCGGCCTCGGTCTCGTCGTCCTCCGGGGCCAGGGCGATGAAGACGAAGTGCTCGTCAATGAAGCGCCGGCAGCCGTCGCATTCCGGCTTGGTCCAGAGGGACCGGGGCTTCTGCAGGAGGAAGCCGATCAGCATGTTTTCCAGGATCGGCCGGACGTGCATCTCGAAGGAGGCGATGGCGATGCGCCAACCGTGGCCACGAGCCATGTTCATGGCGATTTGGGTCATGAGGGCGGTCTTGCCCCCGCCGGGCAGGCCGCTGACGACGACGAAGGCGCCTCGATAGAGCCGCATGTGCAGGTCGAGCGGCGGAAAGCCGGTGGTGAGTGCCTGGAGCGGTGGTCGCTCCGGGAAGTCCGAGAGCTTGTAGAGACCCTTCACGGGGAAAGGCTTGGCATCCCGGATGCAGGCGAGGACGGCGTCGGCTCCGAAGTAGTGGAGCACCTCGTTCAGATCCTTGGCCGGCCTCAGGACCCCGTCCGCGTCGGGCACGCACGGTTCGGGCGGGTAGCTCACCATGGCGCAGCGGGAGCGACCAAGGCGACGGGCGAGCTCCAAGCTGAGGCGGCTGCCGGGCTCGTCACCATCGGTCGCCAGGACGAACCGGCGAATCCGCTTCAGGCGCTCCCAGTTGTTCGAAACGTAGCGGTACTTGTCGTCGTGCTCGGGCACCACGTCGTCGGCGTTGTCCGGCACGGCGACGAGATTGCCGGCCTCGTCACGGGCCGGCGGCGCACCGTCAGGGACCGAGACAGCGAACGGAAAACCGGCCTGGATGGCCGCGATCGTGTCCAATTCGCCTTCGGTGATCACGGCTGGAGCCTGCCCGGAGTGCAAGGCCGGATCGTCGAGAACGTCGGCGTTGAAGAACGTCTTGCGAGCCCCGGCCCGCTGCCAGAACCGCTTGCCGCCCTTCGCGTCGCGAACCCGGTACTTGGCGTTCACCTCCTCGCCGCCGTCGATGTACGGGAACACCAGGATCGTGCCGGCGATGTCAGGAGCCGGGTCGCCACCCTGGACGTGCTTGGCGCTGTAGATCCCCAAACGTGATGCGGTCTCGCTCTCGATGGACCGGCTTTCCAGCCACGCCACGGCCTTGGGATTGAGGTGCATTGTCGAAGAACTTTCCGCCGCTCAGGTCGCAGTTGAGGCATCGAAACCCGACGCCACCGGCGTCGATCGTGACGCCCAGGGAACGGCGTCGGCGGTTGGCGGCGTGCTTGGCGTGGACCGCGCAGTTCGGGCAGATCGCGTAGTGCCGGCCGGGCGAGGTGGATCGCAGGACGATCCCGAGTTCGCGCAGGATCTCATCGACCGATCTCACGGCACGTAGCCGCAGGCCTTCGGCTTGGGCGCGTTGGCATTGGCGATGGCCTCGGCCTTGATGCGCTCGACCGCGAGCCGCGCCTCCCGATCCCGCTTGGCCAGGGCGCCGGGTACGGCGAAGAACCAGTTCGGCTGATCGGCCGCCCAGCCGGCAAGCCCGGTCAACTCGGCTCGCAGGCTGACGCTCGGGAACGCCGTCTCCCACTTCCGGAAATCGACCTCGTTCAGCCGAATGACGCCAGCCTCGAAAAAATACCGGCTCGTCTCGGGCACCGATCGCGAAGCGGCGGTGCGAGTTACGGGCTCAGTTTTTTCAGGAAGAGGCTCAGGTATCTGCTCTCCACCCTTCCCCTTCATCCTACATCCTACATCCTCCATCTGAGAGCCGCATTCAGAACCAGTTCCGAACTCAGCCGGAACTGGTTCGGAACTCGATGCGAACCGCTTCCTCCCAGTGGTGGCGTCAGGACGCGATCCGTCGCCGTTAAAGCCGGCGTAGTTCCGGTGGGATTCCGGCAGAGGGTGGACGACCTTCGGCGACTTCGGACGCTGGTGCTTCACGAAGTTGCGGACGACGCCGTAGGGCCTGCCCTCCTCGAAGCGACAGATGCAGCCGGCATCCAGAAGCTCCTGAAGCAGGGGCTCGACGCTCTCGGTTGAGGCCGGCATGAGGCGCATCTTCAGCGTGAGCGGCTTCCATTCGAAGACGCCCTGATCGTCAGCCTCGCACCAAAGGCCGATCCACAGGACCTGTGCCGGCGCCGATAGCGAGACGAACGCCTCATCGGTGAAGAGACCGGGATGAATTGATCGTATGCGGCTCATGCCGGTCCTCCTCCACGTACGCGGGCCTTGAGACGGCTGTTCTCGACAGTCAGCCGGGCGATCTCGTCCTCGAGGTCGAGGTGGGTGCGCTCGTCCGAGGCCAAGTGGGCCCGCATGAAGGCCGTGTAGGCATCCACCGCGGCCTGATGGTCGGCGAGGTCGTCGCTGGTCTGGGCGAAGCGCTTGGCCTCCACCCACCGGTCGAACAAGCAGGACCGGTACGCCTTCACCCGCTCGACGATGGGCGGGGACGTCGAGGAATTGGAGACAGTAAGGGGCATCGGCCAAAGCTCCGGGGTTCGGGAGCGCCGTGTTCAGGCGGGGATGTCGGATGGCGGTGGAGCGCTAGGGCCGGATCAGGGCGGCGGCTGCGCGTGGGTCAGCGGGATCACTCGTCACTCTCCCTGAGCCAGACGCCGAGAGCGGCTAGCGAGAGCCCGAAGCGCATCAGCATCCGGCCCACCGGGTCGCGCAGCCAGACGGGACACGCGTTCCGCAAGCGCTTCGAAATCTGCCGCGAGGCACGCCAACTCATCTGAACTCTCCCGGCTGCGGGCTGCGCGTGCCGCGCGGATAGCTTCTATCTCAATGGCCTCGACACGCCGGGCCTTGCGGTACCAGAGGTCAAAGGCGCGCCAGTAGGACAGACCGGCCCGGCGGGCGGCACGCCCGATCTGGGTCTTGACGCGGTCGTCCGCCCCGACCGGCCGGGCAAGCTCGCGCAGCCCTTCGGCTGCCTCAAGAAACAGAGCGGTCAACGACCTCTCCCAAGACTTTTGGGACATCTCCCAACGCTCCCTCGCCACAGTGATGGGCGTGACGAGGAGGTTGAGTGTGCAGTCCCTGAACGGTGGAACGGACAAGGTCGGACCTGACGTGCGCGGTGCTCTGGCGGGCGAGCGCGTACGGCAGGGCCGAGCCCTGGAAAAAAGGATCGGAGGCGATCACGAAGACGCCTCCGCGACGGCGCGGGCCGGCTTCACCGGCTCGAGGTCCGGGGCGCGGACCATACCGCCGGAGATCTCCTCGATCCGGGCGGCGACCCGGATAGACGGGCCCCTCTGGCGGAACCGGAGCTTGCGGACGCCGAACACGGAGATGTCGCCGATGCGCTCGGCCAGGCCGGCATCGTCGATCTCGCTCGTGCGCATCCAGTCCTTGAGCAGCATGGGCGGGCTACCTCCGGCCGGCGGAAATGAAGACGGCGGCGCGGCCGCGCTGCCGACCTTGGGCGACGCTCTGGCGGTGCTGTGCGTCGACCTGATCGCGGTGCTGCCGGCGCAGGATCGCGCGGCCGCGCGGGAGCGGCTGGCGAACCGCCTCTACGAGCAGGCCCGTACGCCCCGGAGCGGGCCGGCGGCCGCCCTGCTTGGCGCCATCGCGAACGCGATGATGCGCCTGGAAGGCTGAAGGGTCCCGGCTATGCCCATCTGAAGATTTCGACATCCCGACGAGGAGACGATGATGGCCGACGCGCCGGACGAGGACCTGTTCGAGATCGAGTTGGATGGCATCGAGCGGACGATCTGCCCGTCCATCGGCGACAAACTCTACGACATCGCGTTCGACTGCACCCGGGGCAGCTGTATCGTGAACATCACCGTCACGATCGACGCGGAGGTGGTGACGACCCTGGAGATCGTACCGATGGGCATGAGTGAGTTGAACCGGGCCTTCGCCGCTCTTGCCGAGCAGACGAAAGCGTGGCGGATCGCCTTGGAATAGTACCCGGGGCATGATCAGCGATGCGCTTGCAGCTAGAATCATTTCCACACCGTGGAATAGGAGGCTGTTCGCTTTTGAGATGCACGAAAAGAATTACGTGCTTTTGCCCAGGCTGCTGCGCCCACAGAGCCGTTACTGATCACTTCAACAAGAGCTATAATTTCGACTGGTACGGGACGCTGGCCTCTCTCCCACCGTTGTAGCGTTCTTGCTGGGTTTTGACCCCCTAGACCCAATCCCAAGGCGCACTCCCGGAGAGACATGTTTTGGCTAGTCCGCCATTGGGTCGGTAGGGTTGGAGCGCTCATACCAGCACCATAGCCGAATGGGCTAACTAAGCGCAATAGGCTAAATAGCCTCAGGCGCTATAGACGTCAAAATCTCCCAAGCGCATACGGCTTATATGTCTGATACGAGCCCAAACCGGATTGCAGAACTGCGTAAGCTGCGAGGTATGACTCAGCAGGCGCTCGCTGATGCCGTGGGCGCGCACTGGATTACGATCTCAAAGCTAGAAAGAGGAAAGCTGCCGCTCAGCTTCGAATGGGCAGAGCGAATTGGTCACGCGCTCGGCGTCGGAGAATTTGATGTATTTAGGACTAGATTTGCCCCTAATACTGTATTTGTTGATGGCGTCATAATTGAAGGTGGCAGGGCATTCTACTATAAAGACGAAGCTGGAAATCTTGATCATCAAGCATACATGATTGAGGTGGAAACCGCGCAGTCCCCATTAAAAGATTGGTTCATTATTGAAAATAACGCATTATTTCCGTTCTTTCAAACGAACGATCTTGTACAGGTGACTTATGTCGATCCAACGGAAATAGACTTGTTTATTGACCGCTTATGCCTCGTATCAATGCCTATAGAGAATACCGATAAGCTCAATAGTGTTTTAGGTTTTGTTGTGAATGGCCGCAAAAGTGGCTTTGATCTCAATATCCCCGGCAGTGCGCCTCTGAGGGACATCAAGATTGAAGGTGTGCGTCCGGTTACGATGGCCTTGTATAACCCGCCCGTATGGGACCAGCGATCCGGACGACCGAGGCAGAAAAAGGCCTGACATAGCCTGAACGGCTAATTATCTGTTGACGTCGATATAGCCAGTTTGGCTATGTACGCGTGACGTCGCTTAGCGCGAGGCGCTTCAATGTCCGGTTCGATTTCTATCGTGGATATAATGCCTGAGCGGTTGCGCGTCAGCACCGAAGCCCTGTCCGGAAGCATATCGAACATCTGACAGGTCTCGGGTGAGCGCGGCGCGCCACTCGACACAAGCGGCCCCCGCCAGTGCTGCAACACCAGCGAGGGCCTTCCCCGAACTCAGGAGCTGAAACCATGGAACAGGGCAATTGCCTTGATAGCACCCGCATGTCCGCAGTGCATGAGGTCGACACCCGAACGGATGGCGAGCCTGCGCTGGATGCGGCGATCACCAACCTGCTTCAGGCCCCGACGCGAGCGACGGCCTCCGAGCCGATGTCCGCGGCACGGTCACAGGACGACGTTCCCGATCTCGCGGATGCCTGCATTGAGCAGGTGGCCCGCCTGAATCATTGGGATGCGAACACGGGCTCGCTGACCGAAGAGCAGGGTATCGCGGAGATGGCCCGCTGGAACGGGGTGTTCCGGCGCGCAATCGAAACGCCCTCAGCCGGCCTGCGGGACCTTGCTGGCAAGGCGTATCTGATGCTGGCTGACCTCGACCGGTTTCATCCGGTGGAGAAGGATTCGAGCGACGACTTCCAATTGATGCGGGTCATCTTAGGGGAGGTTTTGACGCTCGGGGGGCTCGCAGACCACGTCGGAGTCACAAAGGGCGACCCGATCCTCACCGTGATCAAGGAAGGCCGGCGCCTTCTGCGCGCCTACCTCGATGCACACCACATATACGAGCAGGACCCAAACACCGTTGAGCCGCGTCCCGAATGGGGTGAGGCCGGCCGTGCCCTTTGGGCCTACGTCGATGCGACGATTCTCCAGACGGTTCCCCTGACGGCGGTCGGATGCCGCGAACTGACTCGGTTCGCCGTCGATTACGCCGATGCGTTGGAGTGCTCTATTTGCGATGACGACGAACAGGCGATCTCGCGCCTGATCGCTCAGAGCCCTCTGCTGTGCGACGGCACCGAGAACGCGAAAGCCGACTCCGTCTTCGCGCTCGCCAAGGCGGAAGCCGAGGCGCTGGGGGTCTCAGGGATGGGCATCAGCGAGTTGGGCGCCCTCTATGACAAGCTCAGAGCGGCGCGCGAATTGTGGGGCGCGGCGATGTGTGAGCCCGTCGCAGTGGCCAGCCACTCGACCCAGGGTTTCGTCGTTCGATCGCACTACGGCAGCCGTGCGGAGTTCGAGGACGTTCGCGCCGGCTTCCTCATGGATCGCATCGCAACTGAAATTGCGAACCGTCCTGCGATCAACGATTGGGAGCGCGACAATCAGCTCGTACTGCGTATCCAGCAGGAGATCGCGTGCGAGGGACGCATTCAAGATCCTGCCTTGCTGGCCGAAATCGCCCGGACATGGGGGTGAGCCGATGAACATCCCCTCTGCTCCTATCCGGGGCGTCACCACCATCCTCCTCCAGGATGGCAGCGAGATCACCCTCGATGCCATTGAGACCAGCGCTCATGGGCAAGCCATCCTGGCCGAGATCGACGAGGCGATCTTGGCCATCGAGGGGCAGTTCGCCTTCGGGCGAGAGACAGACGATCCGTCCTGGCGCACCCGTGCCGAGATTGCGCTGAAGCGGAAGCGCCGCAGCCGTCCGCTCCTCCAGGAACGCATCGGGGTTCTGCGCCGTGCCGAGCGTTCGTTGGCGCTCGGTGCGAGCCAGGCCGCCGTGTCCTCGAAGGTCGACGCCAAGCGGCAGGCCTTCGTCCACGCCGCCTACGAACTCCTCGGTCACGAGGCGTGCACGGAGGTGTGGGCCCGGGCTCAACAGAAGCAGCCGGGGCTGTTCGCGGATGGGAGAGGACCGGACGCATGAGCACGCTCAGCATCCTCCCGTACACGGACGCCACCGGCCGGACGTGGTTCGTCGAGAAGCTCGACCGGCTCCTCGAAGACCCCGCTGTGAGACGTAAGGCCGAGGAAACCCTTCGCGCCAGCACCAACAGGGCCGGGAGGTTCAATCCCGGCGCCGCCTTCACCAAGGCGTGCCGCCACTACAAGCGCGACGAGTGCGGTGCCCTCCTGCACATGCTGGTCGTCCGACTGAGAGACCGGGGGGATGAGGATGAGCACGCCTGATCCGATCTTCGCCGTGCTCGATCGCGTCAACACGGCGGAGCAGGAGCACGTCACGGCGTGCTCCAACCTCGACGAGAGTGACGAGACGGCCATGCGCCGCTGCAACGCCGACTGCGATCAGGCAGCCGCCGTCCGGCGCGACCTGACGCAGATCGTGCCGGCGACGATGGGCGGGCTACAGGCCCTCGCCGCCCACTACTGCCGCTGGGGGGAGGCAGGAGCGGAGGAGAGTTTCCTCCACATCGTGCGATCGCTGGAGGGGTGTGATTCCGAATGGCCGTTAAGGCGTTTGGATCAGGTGGAAAGCCAATCGTTTCAAGCACATGGCTCCGTGAGTCGGATAACGGCTTTCGAGCCTCCGTGCGCGGGGAACGTGAGGGTCCCGACCCCACTCGAACTCGGCTCGGCTTGGTCACGCCTCCCTCCCACAGCGCGCGATCAGATCGGTCTCGTCGTGCTGGATATGATTCTCCAGGAGTTCATCCACGGCGACGCCTGCGTGGTCGGCGGGCAGCCCGAGGATCGGCCGTTCCCCGACGACACAGAGGAACACGAGCAGATCCGTGGAGCGGCATGGTCAGCCTCGAACCGACGCCTCAACGAACTCACCCCGCTGATCCACGACCTCTTCCCGGACCTGTTCGGCCAGCCGGGAGAGAACCCGATGTGGTGCGCGAATCCGGGCCCCGGACCCGCGAGGGTGGAACGAAGCGAGGTGCGTTGTGCCTAGCGCAAAACTCCTCCAGGCGCCGGACAATCGCTTTCGTGTCGAGCCCCGTGACGCTTGCGTGGATGACGCCTCCTCGCATGCCGGCGGTCTCCGCTCACTCCATAGCATCACCGAGAGCCATAGGAGCAGGACGATGCAGCAGGCCGATCCGACGCGCTTCGTCGTTCGATTCCCTGAGGTGGCGAGGGAGCTCGGGGTGTCGGCGACGACCCTTCGCCAGATGTGCCGGAAGGGGAAGGGGCCGCCCCTGCTACAGCTGAGCGAGCGGTGCTTCGGCGTTCGCCGCGGCGAGCTCGATGCCTGGATCGAGACCCGCAAGGTGGCGAGCCCATAGGTCGAGAGCGGCCCGCTTCTCCGGGTTGTAGAGGGCATAATTGTAGACGCCGGCGACGCCGGCCTTCGTCCCTGAGATGTGGTTCAGCACGGCCTCGACCACATGAGGCAGCACCCCGAGGTCGCCCATCCCCGTGGCGGCCGTCCGACGCAGATCGTGCAGCCGCCAGTCCTTCACCCCGGATGCCCGGTCGAGCGCGGCCTTCGCCCGGGTGAAGCCCTGGAATCCGCCAGCGCCGCTGCCGAACACCAGACCCCGTCCTTCGATCCGCGGCGCGCCGGCCAGGATCGCGAGCGCCGGCCGGGACAGGGGCACATCGTGCGACAACCCGTTCTTCGTCCGCTCGCGCGGCAGGCTCCAGAGCCCGGTGGCGAGATCAAGTTCGGCCCACGGCATGTCGGCCACCTCGTCACGGCGCTGGGCGGTGAGCAGGAGTAGGCGCACGATCCGCCCGAAGTCGCCGACGGGGAGGGCGCCCAGGATGGCCTTGATCTCCTCCGGCTTGAGCACGCGCTGCCGGCTCTCCTCCCGGTGCGGCTTGCGGGTGCCGACGACCGGGTTCGACTCGGCCACCCCCTCCGCAATCAGCCAGGCGTAGAACGATGAGAGCGTGGTGCGCGCGCGGTTCGCTGCGTGTGGCCCCGAAGTCTTGACGATCTCGTTCAGCCGGGCCGACACTTGGGCGCGGGTGACGCCATCGACGGGGGTGCGGTGCAGCGGCGTCCAGATCTTCTGCATGTAGTAGGTCGATTCGCCGTGGCCCTTGGCGCGCACGCGGGGCCGGTGCGCATCAAGATAGGACTCGATTTTCAGCCCCACCGTGATGGCGGCACGCTTTCTCTCAGCCTCGCGCTCGGCGCTGGGGTCGCCTCCCAAGCGGACCCGGGCCAAGCGCTCAGATGCGGCGCGGCGCGCGTCGGCCGCGGGCAGCAGCCCGACCTTGCCCAGCGTCTCCCGCTTGGTCTGCCCGAGCGCATTGCGGTACTGCACGACCCACACCCGCGAGCCGCCCGCGTTGGCCCGGACCCCGAACCCGGCCAGATCGTCGTCGAACACGATGACGTAGGCCTTGCCCTCGGGTACTTTCAGGGCAGCCGCCGATTGGTTCGTCAGGCGCAT